CTTCACGCTCTCCTATAACTGTTCACCCGGGGTACATAACCGATCACGTTAGCGCGCTGCGCAGGGCGGGGCCGGTCGTGGAGCGATGCGTAACAAGCGGGGCCCTGTCAGGCGAATATGTACACGCACGGGTGGGGTATATGTATACGCACATATGTACACGAACACGCCTACGCGAGAGGGCGGGTATATGTACACGCACGAGCAGGGCCGCGCTAGATCTCGCTCCCATAATGACGCTTCTCGGCGGGGGTAAAAACCAAAACGCCGGGGAAGGGGGGAGGCCGTTGCAACGGCTCTCCCCCTTCCCCGGCGTTTTGTGGTTATTCCCCCTGGCTTTTGAAGTTGTACATATAAAAGTCCAACGATTACGTGCAATTACAGATTTGCTCGTGTAGCGCTTTTCCGTGCACATATACCGAATTCGCCAACGATTACAACGATCTCCACACTTGCGCCGTGCGTAAGTGCGACGTGTGCCGAATATGTGCACGCGGGAAAAATCACCCATAAATGCCGTCTTTTCTAAATGTGCACGAAAGCGGGCCAAAATCCTCAATGATTCCGCTTTTGACCAGCCCGCCCCGAAAAAGTGTCGTTTCCCTCGTGTTCGCATATATGTGCACGGAATTCTTCAATGGTTTCGCTGTAAGTTCCCGCGAAATGGCCATTCTGCCGCTAAAGACGAAAAGTACACGAAAAAGATCAATGAATCCGCTTTTAACCAACTTTCGTGCACATTTCTCCTTGCACGCCGCCGCGCGATATGGGACACCTAACTTGCCACGACGAAAGGACATCGAAAATGAGCACCATCACCTACCGTATCGACACCATGCACGGCGACACACTGCACGAGAACCTCCGTCTCGGGGAGGGTGAAGTCCGAGAGCTTGCCCAGAAGCATGCCAACGAGCGCCAAGAGCCAGTGTACATTTATGACGACTTCAACGCCGACGCGACCGAGGTCTTGCCTGAACCGCCAGCACCGACGCTCGAATCGATCTGCGCCGACCACGACGTGTGCGAGGGCCGACGGGAGACCCTCGCCCTCGCCATCATCGCGGGAGCGGACCGCGCCACGCTCGAGCGCATCCGCGACGCTTTGCGCGTGCGCCGTGGCCTTGTGATGACGCTCCCCGCCCACCGTTTCGAAGGCCTCTCACGAGGCCGAGGATGGTGCCGCAAGGGCAAGGGCGACAATGCCGTCTGGGGCACCCGCGTGAGCGACGGCTACGAGGTGGGCAAAGGCAAGTGGACGGTCGGCGGCAGTGACGGCTTCACTCGCAAGGGCCAGGATGAGTGGCTTGTCGAGGAGATCACGGTCGGCGACCTGACGTGGACGGTCGCAAACTAGCACACACCACCCCACGCTTCTTGGAACGCCGTGCACATTTACGTTGCACGCCCGCGCGCGGTATGGGATACCTAACTTGTCGCCAGGGAGAAGCCAAATGAAAAACCTATACCGCACCATCCTCCAGAACCTCGTGTGTGACCGCTACGCCGACCGTGACGCCGCCTACCGCGCAATCGACGAGGCCTACCAGGCCGGGCAGCTCACGACGGTCCAGCAACGTGACCTCGAGAGCCGCGTCTAGGCTCCCACGAGCTTCCCAGCCCCGCCGCTTCCGAGCCGCGGGGCTTGGGGCGTTGGAGGACCCACCATGATCGAAGTCGACTGGACACGTTTGCACAGGGCACTGAAAGCTTGCCTGCTCGTCGCAGGCACGGACACCGACCACGGCACCCGCGATCGCAACCGCCTTGAACTTCTCGGGTGGCGTGTTACCATTGCCACCCGCACCGAATGGGCCTTCGACTTAGAGGACACCTTCTGATGAAACCAGCAAACACGCACTCTCTGCCCGAAGCCGTCCAAGCCCTCGTGAGCCGCCGCGCGTCCCGCATGACCACGCGCACGGAGCGCGGGGTCTACGTTGCCGAGCGCGGCTGCGACTTCGTGCGGTTCGAGCGCACGCGCGACGGCGTACAGGAGGCTACGATACTGGTCCCGGTTACGGCCGTGTGGCAAGACGTCGACGCAGGCAAGCCGATGGCACTCGGCGCGGCGATCAACAAGGCGAAGGCTGGTGCGCACGTCACTCGCGCAGTGTGGCCCGAAGGGGATGTGGTGCGCGTGTGTGGTGATCGTATCGTGCGCCAGCGTGCGCCCGGCGCCGATTGGCTCTACTGGGACCCCACACACGCGGATCTCCTCGCGGAGGACTATTACGTTGTTTGACCGCGGCCCCGCGCCGCAGAAAGCATTGCGAACATGGTTCATCACTACATCGACGAAGATCCGCAAGAAGCACGCGAAGACGCGCGGCGCGACCGCGCCGAGCTCGAACGATTGCGCGCCGAAAACACGGCGATTCGCGCCGAGCTCGTGAAGCTCAAGCCCCCGGCAGTTATGTCCCGACCGCTCCCGCACGGTTGGACATGGGGTGTCGACTGTCGCGGGAGCGTATACGCGTCGCCGGCCACGGACCCGCACTACAGGCTGACTCAAGGCTCGGCACCACACGAACGAGTCACGGTGCATATGCGGGTCAGTTCACTGCTTAGCGAACTCCGAGAGTGCGAAAACAAGCTAGCCGCCCTAGACGCGGTAATCGCGGCGTTTGCCGCAGAAAGCGATTGATGATGGCACACCAAATACCCCCAGAGAAAAACGCTCACGTACGGGCTATGATCCGATCGTATGCCGAAGCGAAAGAGCTTGTGCAGACTCGCATTGACAGTCTGGAGTCTGCCCTTGCGGGCGACCGCACTACTCTCGAGGCGCTAGACTACGCAATCAAGAGTCTCTGTGATCAGGAGGGCGGAGAAGCATGATCCACATCGACAATCTCTCCAAAATAACCCTTCCCGCGTGCTCGGAAGGCACGTTTGAACTCACACACACGGGGACCGATCTGTGTATCGTGCTCGTTCGCGGCGCGTTGGGCTGCATCCTCGCCATTCGCGATGACGACGCGGACTGGGCGTGGAAGCGCTATGACGGCAGCTACTCACAGGAGGTCCGCGACACGATCGATCTCTTCATCGAAGAAATCGACGCGGTGCTCGCTGATGCGGAGGGCGCGTCTGACGACGTGTTGTACGCGTGAAGGTCTACGTTGTCGTCAGCGACGGCGAGGCCGAATATCCTGCCGGCCTCGAAATCGTCACCGAGGGGGTTGACGAAGCCGAAATGACCTGCTAGGTTCACCACCCGCATGGGGTCCAGGTAGCCCGCGACGTTGTTCTCCCTTTCCAACGTCGCGGGCTCCGACTATTTCCCTAGCTTCGCCGCCACCGTCGCCCGCGACACGCCAAGCGCCGACGCGATTGCCCTGACGGACTTGCCTGCGGCATGCATCGCCTCGACTTGCGCGGCGTCTACACGCCCGCGCTCTCCGCTCCGCCCGCGGACGGCCACGCCTCGCGCGTGCAGGTGCATCACGACCGTGCGCTCGGCGATCCCGTACGACCTCGCGAGCGTCGCACTCGACGCGCCTGCGCGGTAGCCCTCGACGAGCGACGTGATCTGCGCCTCGGTCAACGACCGTGAGGGTCGCCACTCGACGAGCTCCGCATCGACTGTCCGCCGCGTCTGCCGTGGGAATTCATGCCCGCACGCCTCGCACGTTCGCGCGCCCACGGGCACCAGGGCCTCGCATTCGGGGCACGCACGGAGTGCCGCGCCACCGTTGCCCCTCATCGTCTCGCCATCGTCCAGCAGGGGCCACTGATGGTCACCGATCGGATTCAATCCGCGCGCGTCGAAGTAACGGCAGTTATCCGCAAGATCCAAGACTATCGGCCGCACCGAGCCTGAGGGTCGCGTCGAACGCCCGATCATCTGCACGAGCAGTGAGAACGACAGCGTTGGCCGTGCGAGCACGACGCACCGCACGCCGGGGCAGTCCCACCCTTCTGTCAAGACCTGGCAGTTGACCAAGAGGGTTAGATCTCCGGCGACGAACGACGCGACGAGGGCGTCCCGCTCATGTGCTGGCATCGCGCCCGTGACGAGCCGTGCCGTCACGCCCGCGCGACGAAACGACCGCGCGAGGGTCTCGCCGTGCCGCGTGTCGACCGCGTACACGACCGTGGGGCGCCCCGCGGCGCGCTCGGTCCAGTGCTTGACGAGGGAGCCCACAACCTCGCGATCGCTGAGGCGCTCGGACATCGCCGAGGGATCGAAGTCGCCCCCGCGCAGTGGCACGCCTGAGAGGTCTGCACGGCCTTTGAGTGGCGCGTATATCCTTGGCAGCACCACGCGTCCCAACGCGGCCAGCGTCGACAGGGGAGGGCTTTGCACCAATGCGTCGAAGTACCGAGCCAAGCCTTTGCCATCTAGCCTGATGGGCGTCGCAGTGAATCCGTAGATCCTTGCGCCCGAGGCGTCGTAGTGCTCGTGGATGCGCGACCACCCCTCGCCCGGCACGTGGTGGGCCTCATCAAAAATCACGACGTCCGCCGCGGGGAAAGTGCGTTGCTCGAGCGTCGCTTTTGATGCGATCTGAATGCGCGCCCTGGGGTTGCCGGCGTGCCCCGCCGCGATGATGCCGACGTCCGTCAGGCCCCACTCGCGGCATCGCGTCGCCGCTTGCGTGACGAGCTCCCGGGTGTGCGCCACGAAGAGGATGCGCCCTCTGCCCATCAGCGCCACGGCCATCACCGTCTTGCCGCAGCCCGTTGGACCGACGCAGAGCACGCGGCGCCCCGCGCGTTCGATCCGTCGGAGCCAGTCACGTTGCCACGAGTGCAGTTGTTTCATGACTCGGTGTCAAGCACACACCGTGCCTAAATGTGCATCGTGCTCATTTGCAGCTGACAGGGCCGGCCGCCCCCTCAGTTTAGCGATAAATGTGCATGACTAGCGGGCCGAGGCCTACAGTGACGCCTACGGGGCTCCGCGTGGCGACCCCGTCGCACCGCCCCGTTTTGCGACGTGCCGAGATGCCACGCTCCCGATTGGCGGCAAGATGCCTTCGGTGCGCGCCGCTTCCTCGACACGCTCGCGCAGGGCGACCATCACGCTGCGGTTGCTCGGCAGATCGGTTTCGATGATCGTCCCACGCTTGCGGAGCTCGGCACGTGCTTCGGCCCAGGCCTTGGCGGTGATGCCGATGGCCGAGCGGATCTTGCGTGGATCCATGCCGAGGCCCATTCGATCGGATTCACGCAGCAACGCTTCCACGCGATCTGCGTCGCGCGCAGCTTCGGCCAGCGTCGCCCGCATTTTGGCGATGCCAGGCGTCTCGGAGGGCTTCGCGTCGCCCTCCTGGATTTCCGCGATCAGGCTGTCGCCGTCGCCATCACGGAACCGCACATCGAAGCCCGCGAAGCCGGTCTCGGGTGCACGCGCGCAGCCGACGTGAACGCAGTGCTTGTCTCGCTCGTCCGGGTAGTGCACGACGATCGCGGTCTGTGCGAGCGCGGCGAAGGCGCCCGAGTAGGCGATATCCGAAAGCGCGGGCTCGCCCGCTTTCGCGTTGGCTTTCGAGCGATGCGCGATCGCGAGCACGAGCACGTCGAGGCGCGCTAAGAGCTGTGCGAGGATCGCGTATTGTGGCGTGCTCGAATCGATCCCCGTTGGAAGCATCGCCGTTGTGTAGGAGTCGAGCAGGACGGCGCCGATGTTGCGCTCGCGAACGACGCGCTCGAGTTCGCCCTGGTTTTCTGGCGTCGTGAGGTCGCCCAACGTCGAGCCATCAATCACGACGAGCCGCCCTTCGAGTTGCGCGGGGTCCTGCCCGAGTCCACGTGCAAGCCGGCGAAGTCGTCGCATCGTCAACCGCACGCCCTCGCAGTCAATCAAGAGCACGTTCGTTTGCTCGCATTGGTGCACGCCGAAGGCTTTCAAACCCAGTGCAAAACACACCGCCAGGTGATTCGCGATCGGGCCCTTTCCGCCGCCGGGGTTGCCCGCGATCACCGAGATTTTCCCGCGCGCAGGCGCAAGTCTGAGGCCCTCGCACAGGTACTGGATCGGTTCCTCCGGTGACAAGAAGGACATCGGCTGATCCCAAGGCGAGCGCGTCGGATCGGGCGGCTGCGCCACGTGGAAGGGCTCGGGTGCCGCGCGCATGCGTTCCTCGAGACGTTGCGCGTAGCGCTCGATCGGCGTCGCTCGCGAGCTTGCCGCGCGACGAGCCTCATATCGCAGCTTGGTCGCATCCCACGGCGGCAGGCAACGCGGGTTGAAGTACTCATCGAGCACGAATTCGATCGCCTCGGCATCTTCGCCGAGCACTGTCGCCAGCTCACGAGCGCAACGGAATAGGCTGTCGTCGCCGCCGAGGCCCTCGATGCTCGGGGGCATGCGCTCGGCGATCGCAATCGCGCGGCGCATCGCGAGCTCGTCAACGTCGTCCACATCGTTCGCAGGCGTTGGGGCCGCCGCCTTCGCCGCCGGAGGCTCGCGCCACGTCTCGAGATCGAACGTCGGAACCGCGTCAATGCATGCCACTTCGGAGCGCTGCGGCTTGCCGTCGCGCTTGACGTTCGGCAAGCGATAAATGCGGGTCCAGTCTTTACAACGCTCGTCGATCTCGATGCCGTGCTCGGCGCGCAACGTCTCGCGCCATCCCAGATAGAATTCCCACCATAGGCGCTCGTCACGCTCGTGCTCGATCACATAGGTGTCCGGAAGCATCTCGAGCACGCGGTAGCCGTTGCGCGTGCGATACCAAGCTAGCCCCGAGGCCTCGAGACGCGCCTCCGTCTCCGCGCGCCACTCTGGCGTAGCGACGTGCCCGGGGCCATCGACGTCGCCCACGAGCACGTTCAGTCGCGCGGGGATCCCTTCTGCGATCGCAGTCCGCGTGTGACGCACGGGCATCGTCTCGCCCGTATCGTTGCCGTCCGCGTCGAGCACGGGCACTTCAATAGGTTCGTAGGCGACGAAGTGCGCGTCAGTTGGCCAGACGCGTGCCAGGGCATCGTGCAGCGTGGTCGGCGTGACGTCTCCTCGTTGCAGGCCTCGCTCTTGGGCGGCTTCGGATGCGGGAGACGCTACGCGAGCGTGCGTGAGCACGGCGACCTGTGGACTGGACGGCATGGTGTGTAGCCCTGACACGGATTTTATAGCCGTGCAACCTCAAAATAGTTGTTGCACCGCGCCGATGGGCGCGCTACCACTGGATCGCCATGCAAAAAGCACCCCGACTCCTCGCCACCGTCGCCCTCCGCACGGCCCTCGCACTCACCGCCCGAGCCGCAGGGAATCACGCCAAGCCGGCCACGGCAGCCCGACGCGCTCGTGTCAGGACCCATGCCATCCTAGCACAAGCGGGGCTCGTGGGGTGATTGGCTCAACGCCGCCAACGGCGCACCTCTCCCCCGAGGCAACCGAGGCTTTGCTCCGCAGCCGTCAAGCGCTGACCGCACGGCCGCTTGATGTCGAAGAAATCATCCGTGCGAAACCTAAATTGTACCAGGAACGGATTTCCACAAGTGACCTCCCGACGCTCCCGCCCCCCGCCCCTCTCCCTCGAGGACGAGCACCAGTTGATCCGCCGCGCCCAGAGCGGCGAGAAGCGCGCCCGGAATGACCTTGCTGCGCGTCTGATTCCCTACGCGCGGAGCTTGGCGCGCCGCCTATGCAAGTCGCGCCGGGCATGCCTCTACGATGAAGTGTTCTCGGCGGCGTGCCTTGGGATCGCCGAGGCGATCGATCGATTCGACCTGGAGCGCAAGACGCGCTGGACGACGTACGCGATCTATTACGCCCGCTGGCGCGCCCTCGGCGTCGTGCAGGCCGACGTCGCCACGCACACGGGCTATTCAGTGTCGTCGGTGCGTCGGGGCAGGGTTCCCGGCCTCGGCCACTACGACGTACGCTGCGCACAGCTCGATCGCGTGGCGGGAAATCGTGACGCTGAGCACGATATCGTGATGGGCAGGACGACGGAACGAACCGCGCCCGTGCTCGATCTCTTGCGCGACGTCGCGGACCCGGAGGGTCAGTACGGCAGCCTCGAACGGTCCGTGCAGTTGTTCGCCGCGATCGATGCCCTGCCGACGCCGCAGCGTCGCGTGATTCGCGCACGTTGGCTCGGGGAGTTCCCGCGCACGCTCGAGCAGACCGCCGGTCTTTTGAAGATCCCAAAGCGCCTAGTCGCCGAGTACGAGCGCGAGGCGATGGCGACGCTAAAACAGGTACTCACGGAGGACGACGAATGAATACGCACGCATGCGAGCAGTGTAAGCATTACACAACCGGGCCCATCGACTTCAAGCGCGGGCATTATTGTGACGCCCTGGGCGATCGCGAATTCGACATTATCGCAGGTCGGCACTTGCCCGCGTACGACGAGTGCCAAGACGTTCGCGACGCGTGGCGCCCGACGTGCACGCGTTACGCCAAGGCGTCGTGGTGGCACCGCTTCGACCAACGGCTTCGGAGTTTCTCATGACGCCCCCAGCCGCCCGCTTGCTACGTGCAGGCGACCCCGACACCCTCACCCTGCTCCGCGACACCCTCGCGAGCGGGGCAACACTCGGCGAGGTCGCCGCCGCATTCGGTTTCGCCGGGCGCTCGACGCTCGTCTCGATCGCGAGGTCCACGCCCGCCGTAAAAGAGATCATCACCACGCACGGCCGCAAGCGCGGCCGTCCCGCTCGAAAGGTCCCAACCCATGAGTAGCCCCCTCGTGCCGCCCCTCGACGAGGCTCCTGTCTCGGGGTGGATTCGTCGCCACATGCTCGTCGAAGCAGGCGTAGAACGCGTCACCTACGACGACGCGTGCGAGTCCGCGCGGCGCCTCGCCGGAGAGGACTTCCAGGCTTTCGCCATTCAAGATCGGCCCTACCTCGCGCTCATGTATCGCGATCGCGTGTCGGAGTTCTGGGACGCGCGTCAGGCTCGACTGAGGATGGGTTTCTTTCGCTACAACACGTGTGGGCGAAGTTTTGCGCCCGTGACCGATATGATCGTCAATCGGCTGCAGCTGTGGAGCGCGACGGGCAATCTTGAGATGTTGGTCGACGTCGCCAACCTGTGCGTGATCGAGTCCGCGTTCCCTTCGTTCGAGGGCACGTACGAAGCGCGGTATCACATGCAATGTGCCGACCCCGGGGACTACGTGCACAGCTACGAGTGGTCGCGAAAGCGCGGGTATCTGCGCTTGCTCTACTCATGGGTGCTCAACGCTTTCTGCGCCCGCACGCACCCGTTTGTTCACTTCAAGGCGGTCGACCGATGAACTGCAAAAAGCACCCCGATCGCCCCGCTCACGCACGCGGTATGTGCGATTCCTGCTATCGCGGCATGCGACGACGCAACGCACGGAAGGCGGAGGCGCCTCCGGACCCCGTTGCTACGCGTCGTGCGCAGCTCGCGGGCAAGCGTGAGCGCAAGCTCTTGGACGCCCAGGTTTCGCGGCTTGCGTCGCTCGAAGATACGTTCGCCGCGCTCTCGGCGATGCGCGCCGCGCCGCTCGCGCCCATCGTTGCAGCCGCGGCTGAAGACCCAACGCGCCGCCGTGGCGCCGCCGTGGCGATGCTTTCCGACCTGCACTATGGCGAGGTAGTGAAGCCCTCCAAGAGTACTTTTGGGAACGCGTACAACACCGCAATCTCGGCATTTCGGCTCGACCGGTTCTTCGCGGGGGTCGAGTGGCTGATCCGCTGTAATCGTACGTGGGCGGATATTGACGACCTCGTGCTCTGGTTCGGCGGCGATCTCATCACGGGGCACATACACGAGGACCTCGCGGAGACAGCGCTCAATCCGATCGCAAGCGTCATTGCGCTACAGCCGCTCCTCGTCGCAGGCGTGCGGCGCCTCGCGGCACTCGGGCTGCGGATCACACTCGTTTGCTCGTACGGAAATCATGGGCGCACCACGGTGAAAAAGCGCGTCGAGACCGGCGCCGAACACAGCTATGAGTGGCTGATGTACAACTACTTGGCGGACGTCCTCGCTCGTGAAGACGTGCGCGTGGTTGCCGATCCAACACCTCACCAGTACGTCGAGGTCTTCGGCAAGACGCTGCACTTTTCGCACGGCGACGACTGCCGCTATCTCGGGGGCGTCGGCGGTATCACGATCCCACTGAACAAGGCCACCGACGCGTGGAACAAAGTCGCGCCCGCGCACTACTCGCACTACGGGCACTTCCACCAGTTGTTTGACGGCGGCTCGTGGCTGGTGAATGGCAGCGTCATCGGCTACAACGCGTTCGCCATGAGCATCAAGGCATCGCCCGAGCCACCGCAGCAGTGGTTTTATGTCTTGGATTCGAAGCGCGGACGCACCGCGCGGTCTCCGATCTGGGTTGGCGATGAGAGCGCAGAGAAAGGCTTGGTGACACTGTGACTGTGGAGGCTCTTGCTTTGCGATTTCGCCTCGAAGATGCGGTTCTCGAGTGGTTTGACCACGTTCCGCCGGTTCACGTATGTTGGGCGAGTCCCGCGGAACTTGATCGTGATGGCGGTAAAGTGTGGGCCGCGGTCGAGAAACGCGAGGGCGTGCATTTCATAGCAGTGCGCGAAACGCTCCGTTTTAGCGCCCCTAGCTTCGTGCTTGACTACCTGCTAGCGCACGAAGTGCTTCACGTCGTGCTTCCGCCGCGCGGGCGGTGTTGGCATCACCGCGCGTTTCGCATCGCCGAACGTCTGCTTCCGAACTACCACCGCGCGAACAAGTGGCTGGAACGCCACGGATCGAAGTACTAATGCCCCGCATCTATCACTCTGCTAGCTCCGTGCTGACTGCGCGCAACGGCGACGAGGGCTGCGACTACGCATGGGCTCTGCGATATGTCGCAGGCATTCGCGATCCTGAAGTCGACTGGGCGGATATCGAATCCGGGCGCGTGCAGGTCCTCCCGCGTGACGTGCCCGTTCCTCCGGGCTCGCGGGTGTTCTGCACGCCTCGGCAGCGCTCGACGTCGCTCGGCAAAGCCACGCACCGCATCGGCGAGCTGTGGTACCTCGGTGAGCGCCCCGATTGGGAATCCTTCCCGGGGCAAGTGTTTGCTTCGGGGCGTGCGCATTTACCGGCGCCAAGCGAGTGCGCACTCATCGAAGTCGAGCACGCGATCGGTGATATCCCGACGGGGATCGACGAACCGAGTGCGTGCCAGTTCATGTGCGAGGTCGATGGCGTGCACTACGCTGGAAACCGCGACTTGCTCGTGGATATCTCCGCTGCAGCTGCGGATCGTCTCGGTCTACGATCGGGAATTGTGCAGGCCGATTACAAGACCTCTTCGTCGCTTTCGCGCTACCAAAAAAGCACTACCGATTTGCTTGACGATCTGCAGTGCGCGTTGTACACAATCGATGCGTGCAAGCGGTTCGACCTCAACGAGATTCAATCCCGTTGGGTCTACCTCGAGACGAAAGCCGTTCGGCGCTCACGACCGACTGATGTCGTGATGACGCTTGATCGCGCGCTCGAGATCATTGCGCGCTATACCCCCACAGTTCACCGCGTCGACCAAATCACGACGCTCGAAGAGGCAGAAAAGAATCCACGAAACTGCGACCGCTACGGCGGTTGCCCTCACCATGTCTCACTCGGCGGCCCATGCAATGCACGCCGTTCGATCGGGACCTCGCTCGTACAGATAGGAAAAAAGATCATGTCAGGACTCACACCAGAACAACGCGCAAAGTTCGACCGATTCAAGAAGGGTGGCATCGCTGCCGTCGCTGCCGTCGCCGAAGCGGCATTGCCCGAGGACGCGCCGCCGGAGCCAAAGGCCGCGCCAGCCGCGCCGAAGCGCACGCGCAAGCCCAAGGCGGCGCCGGAACCGTCGTCGGAGTTCGTGAAAGGCACCGACGCCCCCGAGATCCGCGTCGCTGTGGATGACAACGGCGAAGTTGTTTATGAGGAGGTCGTCTATGACGACGAGCAGGGCGAAGACACCCAAGCTCCCGCTGCGGAAGACGCCGCGCCCACGTTCCAGGCGTCCCCCGGCGCCGTGCAATACGTCTTGCAGTTGAGCGCCGACCTCGCGAAGGCACAAGCCGCGGTCGACGAGATTGTCGTTAGGCTCCGAGACGCCCTTTCCTGAGAACCGGCATGGCCCGCGTAATCACGATCCCCCACAGCCCAGATTTTGACCGCATCGCGGGACTTCCGCGACGGCGAATCACCGACGAGGACGCGGCTGCGTGGGCCCATGTTTTCACGGAGGAGCTCCGTCGTCCGGGCTCGATCGCGACGCTCCGCCCGGGGCAGGGTATCTCGATTGCCGAGGCCGTCGACAACCTGCAGTACGCGGGTGTCGGCGCTTGGCTCGGGCTCCCTGTCGGCGTCGGTAAGACGATAATCAGTGCGCTCCTCCCCGCCGTCGCAGGCGCTGAGCGCGCGCTGATCATCCAACCCGCGACGCTCGTGGAGAAGACGTGGAGGGCGTTCGCGAAGCTCGCGCGAGACTGGAAGCTCTCACCGCACCCCGTCACGATCAAGTCATGGCACTGGCTCACTACGGACGCGGCGCAGGACTTCCTCAACCAGCTCCGCCCCGATGCGATCATCGTCGACGAAAGCGACGAGCTTTCGCGCCCGTCGAATGCTGCGACCGCGCGGATCGATCGCTACGTCCGCCAGCATGAAACCGTGCGTGTGTACGCAATGACGGGCACGCCCGGGCGCAGTTCGATTCTCGACTACTGGCACATCATGTGCTGGTGTCTACGTGACCGCGCCCCGCTGCCCATGAGGCAGGCAGACGCGAAGATGCTAGCGGCCGCGATCGATTACAAGACGAGGGAGCCCTCGAATCGCCCGCGCCCGGGGCCGTGGGGCACCACGATCGCGCAAGCGCGCGAGTGGTACAACGCGCGTTTACTCGAGACGCCCGGCGTCGTGCTTCTAGACGGTGATTCCTGTGATCAGCCTCTGACGCTCAAGTGGCGCGTAGCGCGCGACGACAAGTGTGCCGATGGTGTGTTCGAGGATTTCCTGAAGGACTTCGAGACTCCCGGTGGTGAGGTCGTGACGGATCCGCTTTCGCGCTGGCGCCTCGACGGCCACCTCGGGTTGGGTCTGTACTCGCGTTACGTCACACCGCCGCCGGTCGAGTTCGTGCAGGCGCGCCGGAACTTGGGCGCCTTCGTCCGCGACCGCATCGCGCGCTCAGCGCGGTCTGATAAGCCTCTCGACACCGAAGGCCAGGTGCTGCGTCGATTTGCAGACCACCCCATCGTCGTCGAGTGGATGCGCGTACGCGATACGCCACTCGAAACCGAAACGATTTGGTATACGGATGGGGCGCTCTTGAGCGCGCTAGAATGGCTTCGTGAATCGAGCGAGCCCGGGGTCGTGTGGTGCGGAAGCGTGGATTTCGGCAAGGCGCTCGCCAAGGCCGCGAAGCTCGAATACTACGGCCCAAAAGGCTTGTCGCTCACAGGCGTCAACATCCTCGACGCACCCGAGGATAGGAGCTTCATAGCATCGTGGTTCGCGAACAAGAAGGGCTTGGATCTGCAGGCATGGCGGCGCAACCTTGTGGCGATGCCCCCGCAGAGTGCGAAGTGGCTCGAGCAGCTTTTCGGGCGCGCACACAGACAGGGACAAGATAGGCCCGTCGTGTTCGAGATCCTCATCACCTCCGGCGGCACGATCGACGCGTTCGAGGCTGCGATCGGCGAGGCGTCATTCGGTAAGGAAACATTTGGACTGACTCAAAAGATCCTCCGCGCTGAGATCCAGCGCAACTACCCCAAGATCACCGCATCGAACAAGTATCGATGGGCGACACGTACGAAGAAAGACGAGTAGAACAACATGGCAAACATCAGCAGTTTCAAGCGACCCGCAGTCACCGCAAAGCCCGCCGCCAAGGCCGCGCCAAGGCGCGCTCGCTACGGAGGCATTCAGGCATCGGCGCCGCGTGACCCGATGCCAACCGAAGGCGTATACGATTTCATCGTCGAGGACTTCGCCGAGGGTGAACTCGTGCAGGGCAAGGATACTCAGAGTGTCCGTCTGACGATGACCGTCGCATCCTCCGATGGTGAGAATGCACTCCCCGTCGATTCACGCGCGTTCGTTCCGTTCCGCGTCGCGGGCGCGGGCGCAACCGCGGGGAAGAGCCGTATGAAGGCGTTTATCGTGGCCGCCGCGGGCTACGATAGCGACGACGCATACAGCTCGTGGGACACCGACGGATTCGGCATCGACGCAATGCTCGGCTACGACGCGCCCGAGCCCTTCGCGGGCAAGACGCTCGTCGGTAGGCACGTGATCTGCGAGGTCACGCGCGGCAAGGCGATCATCGACAAGGACACGGGCAAGCCCACGGGTGAGTACTACATGAATTACACCTGGGCTCCCGCGGAAGATCCGATCGCGTAACGCGTCACGCACTCGACTCGCCCGAACACAGGTCACGCTGTGGCGGGCTTTTCGGGTGTGCAGACCTATTGTCTCGACTTCGAGGCCCGCTCTCGTGCAGATCTCAAGGCCGTCGGCGGTCGACGCTACTGGGAGGACCCCTCCACGGAGGCCATTTGCTGCGCGTGGTGGTGCGTCGAGACGGGCGAAGTCGGCGTTTGGCTACCGGGGCAGCCCTGTCCGTTCCCTGAGGGCTCACGGCTAGCTGCGCACAACTGGCACGGATTCGATCGCTTCGGCTGCATCCGGCTCGGGTGGATCGATCAGTTCTTCGCGAATGCCGTGGACACCTCGCAGCTCGCACGCAAAGCGGGGCTCCCCGGCGCCCTCGACGCGATCGGGCAGCTCTACGGTGTCCCCAAGGACAAGGAAGCATCTCGCTTTACCAAGAGCCTGTCGAGCGTCAAGCGCCCCAAGAATATCTCCGCCGACGTGTGGCGCACGTACACGCCCGAGGAAAAGCGTCGGCGCGGGACGCTGCCGCCCATCACATCCGAGGTGCTCGACCGCGTGATTCCGTATTGCGTGCTCGACGTGCAGATCATGGCGATGGCGTGGCATGACCTCGCGGAGTGGATCGAGATCGATGCAGACGTCGAACGCGTCGACGCGATCGTGAATGACCGTGGCGTGTACTTCGATCGTGAGCTTGCAACGGCTTTGCTGTTTTGGGACGCTGAGCATGCCGCAAGGATCATCGCCGAAAGCGCGAAAGAGCTCGGCTGGACCCCCGAGCAAGTGCGCGCCGCCGCGCGGAGCAACCAACAGTTTACCGAGCTGACGGGGCTCGAGAACGCCCGCAAGTCGATATGCCGCGGCGTAGATCACCCACTCGTGCGCGCCCGTGCAGCGCTCGCTACCATCACCACCGGGAAGCTCTTGGCGGGCCTTGCTCGCGCGAGCGACGACGGACGCCTACGCGACTCGCAACGGTACTACGGCGCGCACACCGGGAGGTGGGCAGGGCGCGGCATGCAACTGCAGAACCTGACGCGCCCACACGGTCGCTACGAAGAGTGGACCGACGAGCAAATCGATGAGCTCGCGCAAAAAGTGACGAACGGCGAGCACGAGCCCACGCCTGACGAAATCGTGCTTTTGCTGCGCGCCACGATCTGCGCAGCGCCGGGGCACACGCTCGCGGTGTGCGACTTCTCGGGTGTCGAGGCGCGTGCGCTTGCGTGGGCCGCAGGCGACTACCGCGCCCTCGAGACGTTCCGAAGCGGCAAGGATCCTTACAAGGTTGCGGCTTCGATCATCTTCGGCGTGGCCTACGATCAAGTGACGAAGGTGCAACGTCACGTCGGCAAAATCGCGGAGCTTGCGTGCGGGTACGGGCAAGGCGGGCGCAAGTTCGCCGAGACTGCGGCGTTGATGGGCGCGGACTTGGCCGCGGCCGGCGTGAATTCATTCGAGGTCGTCAAGTCGTGGCGTAGGTTGCACGCGCCGATCGTGCGGTTTTGGCGTGATGTTGAGGACGCGTTTGTCAAGGCGATCGCGGGCGAGGCAAGCACGGTTGCGTGTTTCGAGTTCGTGCCGAACGGCCGCGACGTTGCCGTGTTTTTGCCGACGGGGCGTCCGATCGTCTACCGCGGCGCGCGGCTCGGGAGCGACGGCGGAATCGTGTGCGACGGCGCGCACGGCCCAGAACACACGTACGGCGGGAAGCTCGTCGAAAACCTCATACAGGCGCTCTGCCGCGACTTGATGGCCTTGTGCCTGGTCGAGGCAGAAAGCCAAGGGCTTCGCCCGGTTATGACCGTACACGACGAAATCGTCGTCGAGGTCCCCCGAAGTGCTGGACAGGCGGGTTATGACGCGCTACACAGAATCATGACGACGGTCCCAACGTGGGCCGAGGGATTCCCTCTCGGCGCGGCGGGATTTGTAGGTGTGAGGTACAGAAAATGAGAGACTTCGATTACGGTCTCGGTCGCTCGCGCCCGTGGCGGCCGATTTACATCGGCACGCCAAACCCCGCAGGCGAGTCAACGCTAATGCGGGAGCTTCGCGAGTCGATTAGCCGTGCACTGCTGGGCGCCGAATTACGCGCGCCAAAAGGAGATCAAGCTATGAATCAAGAGAAGAATCTGGTCGAAAAAGCCTGTGACCAATACAACGCAACGCACGGTAATTCTCGCGCGACCACGTGCGCGGACGGCAGCGTGCAGATCTGCCGGCGTGAATACGTCAAGCCGTTGGTGCTGGCGCAACGCGCCGCGGATGGCGATTGGTTGTTCTCGCGCGACATCACAGCGTTCCTCGCTGCGAACGAGTGGGACGCGTGCCTGGAGGAGGTCAAGGCGCCTCCGTGGCGCCCGTGCACGAAAGAATTCGCGATCGAGAACTCGGAGTCGTCCGAGTGCCGTTGGCGCGATCGCGCTGGCGGGGATTGGGGCTTCTGGCACGCAACTATGCTTTGCTTCTGCGACGACCCCAAGTGCGTCTACGAGTACCGCACGTCCGCGCCCGAGCCCAAACCCGAGTGGCGCACGTGCACGAAAGAATTCGCCCTCGCGCACCCCGAGCAGAGCCAGGCGCGGTACCTTTCGACGTGCAGCGGGCCCGACGAATGGCGCGAACCCGGCGTCTACGACTACTTGCATCCCGCCGAGCGCTACGAATTCCGCACCACCCTCCCGAAGCCGCGCCTCGAAGATCAGCCCCTCCCTGCGGGTTGGCACTGGGAGCAAAGCCGGGGGAAGTTGTATGCAGTGCGAAACAACGGGCAGGGATCGCTTTCGACGGACCCCGCAAGCCTCCAGAGCTATCGCGCGATCGCCGAGGCAGAAGTAAAGCGCCTCGCGGCCGAACTCGCTGCAAAGCAAGACCATCTCAAAGACAAGCGCGAGTATCTCGCCGCCGCCGACGCCATCCTCAAAGCCCTCGAGGTCTGCCAGTGACCGCCTCCGTCGTCCCCCACCGCTTCGTTTGGCTCGACGTCGAGACGACGGGGCTTGACGAGAACGACCCCGAGGCGCGGTTGCTTGAACTCGGGCTCGTGTTTGCCGCGGACGCGCCCGGTGATGACCTCTCCGTCGTCGACGAGTACCGGTTCGTCTTTCATTGCCCCAAGCCCCCGCCGACCACTAAGTCCGTCGTCGTGGGAATGCACACGCGTAACGGGCTCTGGGCGGAATGCGCCGCGTCGGATCTCACGTACGACGACGCGGACGCGATCATCCCCGAGATCTTGGCCTCGACGGGTCCCCACGGCAACGTTGTGCGCGGGTCCCTCGTTGCCGCGGGCAACTCGGTGCATTTCGATCTGCGCTGGCTCCGGCGATTCTTGCCGAAGACCGCAGATCTGTTTTCGCATCGGGTGTGTGACGTGAGCTCGACGACGATGCTGCAGCTGGCAGCATGGTGCCCGGGGTACCGCAAGCCGCCGAAGGGCGAGGCGCATCGCGCCCTCGACGACGTGCGCGAATCACTGCGAATCATGAAGTACTGCCGGGAGTTCCTCAAGTGCTCATAGCAATCGACCCCGGGTATGCGAAAGCGGGGCAGGGCTCAGCGGTCGCCATCTTCTCACGGGGGGTGTTGTACGAGACCTATTTCCGTCGCTTCGAAGATACAGACCTCCCATCCCGCTTCGTGTACGGCGACGGGCACGAGGGCGTCGTTGTCGTTGAGCGCCCGCAGCAAGACGAGCGCACGCGAAGCATTCCCCCCGAAGTCCTCGCTCACCTCTCGTGGGCGGGGGCCGCCCTCGCGTATCGCTACGCGGGCATGCTCGGCTGCCCTGTTGTCGAATACACGCCGACGCAGTGGAAAGGCAGCGTTCCGAAGCCCGTGCACCACGGGCTCCTGTGGAAGGTCCTGAGCGCGGGGGAACGTTCCTGCCTCGGCGGCGCGGCAACGCTCGCGCAGATCAATCGCGCGAAGGAAAAAGGCGCGCTCGACCGTTGGAAGAAAGCAGGCGGCGACTACTACCCCGAATCATGGCTCGTACACAATCTACTGGACGCCGCGTGTCTCGGCGCCTTTCACCTCGGAAGGATCGGAAAATGATCGCCCTACTCACCCTTTTCGTGTGGCTTTACGGTGCGCTCGCGATCAGTACGTTCTGCGTGACGCGCGCGTGGCACATCCACACGTGGGGCAGGTGGACACGCGCGGACGCGCTTTACGTGCTATGCGTGAGCCTCACCGTCGGGCCGTTCATCGCGATCGTGGCGTTCGCTCGAGCGATTTGGCGGAGCCTGCGCCGTGGCTGATCTCACCGTCCTATGCGGCGATTGCCGCGACTACATCCCCTATGAGGACGTGATGATCACGGATCCGCCCTACAGCGAGCGCGTGCATCGGAATCCTATTTCGACGCATACGCTCGCGTCGGGCGGGCCCGCGCCGCGCGACTTCGGCTTCGCGCATCTCGACGAATCGCTTCGCGAATACATCGCCCTTTGCGCGAGTGCCGTGCGGCGGTGGTCGGTCGTGTTCGCGGATCTTCAGGGTGGGACCGCGTGGGATGACGCGATGCGCGCCGCGAGCGTCGAACCCATTCGGTGGCTCCCGTGGGTGCGGTGGTCGCAGCCGCAGATCTCCGGTGACCGCCCGCCCTCCGGCGCCGAGCTCGTGCTCGTCTACCACGCCATGACCGCGAAGGGCAAGCCGATCGCAAAGCATTGGAACGGCCCCGGGAACCTGACACACTTCGAGCACAAGGCTTTGCGCGGCGTCGATAAGCACCCCACCGAGAAACCCCTGGACCTGATGGTCGCGCTCGTGTCGGCTTTCAGCGACCCCGGCGAAACCGTATACGATCCGTGCTGCGGGCGCGGCACGACCGCGAAGGCCTGCCAGCTTTTGGGGCGCGGCTTTATCGGCTACGAACAGCAAGAGCGCTGGGCCAACGCAGCGCGAGCGAGGCTCGACGCACAAATAACTGGACCCGAGCGCGAGCGGGTGCTAGCTTGGTGCGACGCCATCGAACTGCACGCCAAAGAGGCGTGCAACAATGAAACACGTGCCGCGGCAATGCTGCGGGATGCGGCTACGTGCCGCGAAAGGATCACATGAACGAAATTACCAAAGCAATCGCTGATCTGATCAACACCCTCAACGGCGGCGCGAAGGACGCCGCGACCGCGTTGCGTGACCACGCCCCGCAAGCGTGGGCCATCGTCGTTAGACAGGTCTACGCGGAGGCGTGGCTGTCCCTCATGGGGTGGCTTGTGTTTGCCTGCGTCCTCGCGGGCTTCGCTATCGCACTGTGGCGGGAGGCGCGAAGGCTAGCGAAGAGCGAGAATCTCACCGAAAGGGACGACGGGACAGGACTCGCCATTGGCGCGTCGATCGTGGGCACAGCGGCGATCATCGTGGCGCTCGTCTCGTGCGCGAGCTACGTGCAGGTGCTTCTGACGCCCGAATACGCCGCAGCGGAACGCGTGCTCGAGCTCGTGCGGGGGACGCGATGATCACCAAGGCACTCGACGCAATCCTCGAGTTCCCCCACGCCCTGAGCGCGTGCGTCACCCTCGCCCGCGAGGTGCGCGACGACTTGCGTGCGCAGCTCGAAGCCGAGCAAAGGGAGACCGAGCGCCTCCGCCAGGCGTTCAAGGTCGAAGCCACGGAGTGTGCACGGCTACGCTTCGCGCTAAACGCAGCCGCGGCGGACCGCGACAAGAAAATCGCGGAACTCGAAGAGCTGCGTGACGCTATCCTCTCGGACTGCGCCGCGCGGGCCCGGGAGCGTGACGAGCTCGCGCGCCAGCTCGACTGGCTGCTGCGCGAGCGTCGGGGCCCCTGTCCGTTCCCGCCCAGGACGTGGGTGTTCTGGATAGATGACGGGGCCCCGCTGGGATGCGAAGCCGAGGACGTCGATGCTTCTGACGAGTGGCGCCCCGCAAATCTCGATCTTTATGAATGCTTCAAGGAGATCTAACGTGAACGAAATTGCAATCACCCAAGCGCGATTCGGCGAACCCGACGATGACTACGACGACGACGAGCTCGATTCCGAGCCTGTGCCTGAGGACCCATGGGACGACGATGACACGGAGGATCAAATCACATGAAGAACATCTATGACAAGCCACGGTTCGAGAGCCTGCGTAGTCGCCTCGCGAATGTAAAGGCTTCGTGGGGCGCGGAGGCACGAGGCCACTACCCGCCGGGTCTCCGCCGTGAAGTGTCCGAGTATCTGCGTGATGCGCGGAAAGCAATGGGGCAGTCTCCAAATAGCCTGGGTCCGGCGTTAGGGATCAAGATCGTGACCGCCTACAAATGGGCCGAAACGGACACGCGAGAATCGGTCCCTCCACCGGAGAGCGAGCCCGCGCGCCCAGCTCTAGCCATCACGGGACCCGGCGGATTCCGCGTCGAGGGTCTCACTTTCGATCAAGCCCTCACCCTGATGCGGTCATGCCAGGAGCCTAGCTAATGACCGACATACCCGATCCCCGACCTGGTTGGTTGCGCGAAGAACTGCACGCCGTGCAGCGCGAAGCCGAGGAGCGTCCCGAACTACGGGAGCGCGTGGCTGCACACCCGAGCGGCCTGATTGACCCGGACGCGCCGGAAGACGCGCACCCGAGTAACTTCTTCGATCCCGCGGGATACCTCAGCATGAGCTAGAACTCGCCGACCGTGAGCGCGACATGCTCACGGCGCGGATTGAGGAACTGCGCGAAGCGTTGCGGAACAACAGCGCGCAGATCGAGGCGCTCAAGACCTACGCCTGCGAACTCGAACGTGAAGTGGGTATGCTGAGCTAGCGCACCGCCGCAACAACGTCGGGGGCCCGCTGAATCGGCGGCGGGTTTCCCCGGCGTTGCCGTTCGAGCTCCGTCCTCAAGTCGTCGAGCTTGGACGCGACGCGATTTTCGATCGCCCGCACTTCGTCTTCTCGCAAGGTGGTCGCGGCGTGCGTGCTCTGCTCCGCCTTCTGTGCGCCGATCGATGCGACCTGCACTTGCGTGATTGCACCAATCGCCACCGTGGCCAGCGTCACGAGACCGCCGATCATGTACTGCGCGTTGCGGTTGCCGCGCTTGATTTCCTCGACGGTCTCGTGGAATTTGGCGACGTCGGTCTTGACCCCCGCGATCTCTCGCTTGATCTCGACCACACCAAGAGCGGCGGTCTCGGCGATGCTCCTCGCATCCAGGTCGACGCTCACCGCCCCCGCCTTTCCAGAAGCGTGTGCAGCGCGGCGCTGATATCTCGGATCCCCGCAAGCGCAAACGCGACGTTCGCTTCGAGGCGCGCAATCGCCTCGTCCTGCCTGTCGAGCTGCGACCGGATGAGCCCGAGATCGAGCGTCAGACCGTCGAGGCGATCGTCGACACTCAGCGGCGCTTGACACGGAATCGTTGGTGCTCCGCCTTCGATTGCTCTGAGGGTCATCGTAGGTCATCTCCCAATAGTGCTGCCCACGTCCGGGGGCCACACACGCCGTCAGGCACGAGGTCGTGGTCAGCCTGCCACCGGCGCAAGTGCATCTCCGTGACGGGCCCAAACATGCCATCCGCAGCGAGGCCAAGCTCTTGCTGCAGCATCACGACCGCCGGGCCCCTCGAACCCACGCGGACAGTCTCCGGGGCAGCCGGCACGGCAACCGTGGGCGCGGTGGCACCGTCCGCCGCCGTAATCGAGCGGAGAAGCGCCCGATGATGGTTGGCGATGCGCTCGGCTTCGGTTCGACCGTATCCTTCGTAGTAGCCCGTCTCGTGCAGCGCACGGCTCACGCCGTACCAATCGCTCTCGGACGCGGCAACGCGGACACGCTCCCGGCCCCGGTTGACGAACGCGACACGCGCGAGGTCGACCCAGCCCTCGAGGGCGGTTCGGTAACGCCGGAAGGAGATCTCATACGGCGTGTTGGTGCCGTCCTTGTTCGGGTGCGTGTCCGTGTAGACGAACGCGCCCGCGGGGCCCACGCCCTGGATGGCGCCCATGTTGTTACTGCCCCGGCCCGCGCCCTTCCAGCCGTCACCATACGACGTCTCGAGGCAAGCGACGCCAGCTAAGGCCTTGACCTCGCCGTCGGTGGGCTTGCGATCGAACAGCGCGACGAGCGCCAGCTGGGCAAGGTTGCGCGCCTCGGCGTGCGTGGTCACTTGGCACCCCGCGTCACGGCGTCCAGCGCGAGGCGACTCCGAAGCGGGTCGGGAACGTCGCACTCAGGGCAGCGCACGCGGACGATCGCGGCGGTGATCTCGAGTGCATGCACGCGTTGCTCCCACGTGTCGAGCGGAGCCCGATCGGTTTCGGTGAGGATCGCCACGGCGAGCGTCGTGTCCGCGGTGTCGACCGCGGCAGCTGTTCGAGCGGGCGCGCCGACGGGCACGCACCCGAGCGTGACGAAGAACAGCGCCAGCATCGCGACGGTCTTCGTGACGACCGAGGGTTCGTTGCCTTCGGGGTCGACCTTGTTTAGCACGCCGTGCAACACGCGGATCGCGCGGCGCCACGGGGACGTCGGAGCGAGGCGCGCAACGCGCACGGACACGATCGAGTTCGCCAGGTAGGCGAGCACCGACGAGAGGACGATCCAGAAGGCTTCCGATTGAAACATGCTATCTCCCGCAGTGGAAATCGTAGGACGTGGACCCGCCTTTGATGGCCGTCCACTGGCCGAGAATACGGCCGTTTTCGTTCTGCAGGTAGTTTAGCGTGAAGGTGTGCTCGGTGCTCGCGTGATCAATTAGCGTCACAGGGCCGACGATCTTCCCGACGTGCACGACGCGGAAAGCAAGTTCGTCGGCGTCCGCCAGTGCGAGGTTCGTCGCGGAAGCCTGCGTCGGCGCGAGGTGGAGCCATTCGGAGGGGGTTTCGAGCGAGTGGTTGATGCCTGCCATGTTGACCTCAGATTCCGTAGTATCGTCGAATGAGCGCGACAGCGGCTGCGCGTTGTTCGGTGTTCGGCACGGCCGAGAGAAGCATCAGTTCATAGGATGCGCCTCTAAGATTACGGGCAGCGCCCGCCAGTGCGAGGTTCGTTGCGCTTGCACCGGCCAACGCCAGGTGAAGCCATTCGGAGGGGGTTTCGAGTGAGTGATTGATGCCTGCCATGTTTGACTTTAGACTCCGTAAGAGCGTGAGAGTATAGCTTCGACTTCTGCAGCTTGGTCAGCCGTGACCGCCCCAGCAGCAACTACTGATCCGATCCCGCCAACGAAGTCCAGCCCCGTGTACGCCGCGCCCGCGCCGCACAAGCGGATACCGGTCCAATCGGGAGCTGCCTTGGTTGCCCGATAAACGTTGACACCCGTAGCGGCTGCCTCTGTTGACACGCCGTTGCGCCGATGAGTGAAACCGGCCGCGGTCGACCAGTTGCTTGACGCGTTCGTCGCCTGAAATTTGGGCTCGTTGATCGCGTCTGAGCACACGCAATACGCAGCACTAGTAAAAGGCAACGCCGGGACTCGCAGCACGGCAAACACCGTGTTTGCTCGCCAAGCCGCAGCCAACCGAAGCGCGCGCCCGGTGCTCGCGGTCACGTTCGTGAAGCGCCGACCATTGACCAATGTCGTCGGGATCACCCGTGCGCCGTCGAGCGCGAGATCGGTCCCGGTAACTAGCCCCGGGAGCGCGGTCGCGTTCTCGCTACCGTCAAGCGTAGCGTCGTCAAAACGCCAGTGCCCCAACAGTGCAGAACCAAGCACGCGCACGATCTCGGCGTGCGCATCGAAAGGCTTCGCCCGAGAGAACCCGAGGCCTAAACCCAACCCCAGCATCACTCACGCTCCACAATTACGGAAGAGGTGTCGCCAGTGACACCGGTCAAAGTCACCTTGGTTTGATTCGTTCGCGAGACCGCGATCGGTCCGGGAGTTCCGGCGAACGCGGTCGGCATGACGCGGATCTTACTCGTCGGGAGAACACCCGTGTCGGCGACGTCAACTGGAGTCGCTCCGTTCAGTGTCGCCGTGGCACGCATCGCAGGACCGCGCAACAGCGTCGGCACGTGGAATTGTGGGATCTTCGTGCCGGCAGGAACCTCAGCGATAAAGACCGGGGAGACTGCGGCGCCGTAGTCCGTCGGTGTCGCCGCATTTCCGTAAGGGTAGACCCCCAACGAGAACGCGGTGAACGATGCTGGTGCTACGAACATAAACACGGTTTGCCTGACTCCGCCCGCGCGAATGTGCCTCGCGTCACCAATATCAATCGCATCAAGCACGACGCTACCGGGGTTCAAGGTGAGCACAACCCGAGAGTAATCCCCCGGCGGCGCGTGGTCATACGCGACGGCTACAGCCACAAGATAGATGTGGCCCTCGGTGAACGTGTGCGCGAGGCTTCCGATGTTCGCTGCGTACCAGGGTGAGCCGACGGTTCCGACGATCGCGGCGGGCAGCAATGTATCACCAAACCGCGCGGACGACGGATGCAGCCCTGAGTGGTAGTGTACAACGGCGCCCGTGACAGACGATCCGAGCGACGGCACGCGAGGCAGAAACGCGCAGTCGTCCAGGTTATGGCACACACTGAATCCGGTATCGGTGACTACCTGAGGCGGCCACCAACCATTGACGGATTCAATGTTGACCGATCGGAGAATCTTCGCCGGAAGCATGTCATCGACACGACCCTGGTAGCTACCCTCGACAAGATACGTGTGCTTACGCTCCGGCGTGACGTTGATCGTCGGCGTCACAGAAAACTGTTGCGAACCGTATACACGGACAAGCTCTTTCGTTGTCGGGGTCACGGCCTCGGAGTAGAAGCCACCCGCTCGCCCCTGGCGAACCATCACCATATTATCGGCGGGCTGCCCTTCTAGATCGATGCTCTCGATGACTCCGCCGCGCGAACCGATCCGAATTCCTCCAAGTCCGTTCTGGTAGCAGTAGCAAGTGCGGAAGTCAGAAAGGTCCCAGAAGATCGGCGCGTTGACGCCGTACTCTCTGTTGTTCGAGAGAAAGCATTGGTTGGCGATAAACTGCGACGCGTAAAGCAGAGAAGCCATGTACGTTGCGTCGACAGAAACGGAGGACCGTTGCTGGACTATATGACAGTCTGTAATCTTGAGCCCCCGGAACCAGTTCACCCCGCGGATGGTGATCCCGTCAAGACACGCGGAGCGATTGGCTGCCGCGCGCGTGAACGCAATTCCGTGCATCGTGAGTGACGGAGCGCAAAGGTATTCCGGGTGACCCTCCTCGTAAACCGTGTCTCCGGTGTCGAGCACAACGCCGTGGCCGTTATGGGCGAACTCAAGGCACGACGTCAGATTTTCGCCTTCAGTCCCAAGGTTCGATCCGATCAGCTGCACGCCGCGCCAGCGGTTCCAAAGCGTTCGACCCACAACACATCGACCGTACACGCCGACAGGACGTTGGGCGCGACCGGTCGCGCCGAAGGAGTGATCGCCCTCATCCGTATCGAGAAACTCAGCGTCCGCTGGGAGACCGTTGGCAAACCGCAGAGCCGCGACAAGAGCGCTCACCTGGTCAGCGGAGGACCCTAGTTGCACCCCGAACCAACGCGCATCGACGACGCCCGCGTCTCGTCCGCGCCGCACAAGCGCCAGTGTTCCGTTCGTTGCGACCGTTCCGCCGTCGGCAACGTAGGCGCCTCCAGTGTTGTCCACAACATCGAACACGCCGCCGCCGCCATCCCCTGCCGTCGTGTGGCAGAGCAAATCAACGACGTCCCCCGCGCGAACGTCGACAGTCGAGAGCGCGGCGAAGTTCGCCGCCGTGATGGTCGCCTTGATCCGCGCATTGCCTGTCGCGATGCTCACCGCATCTTCGGACAGCGAGAACCGCGTTGCATTCTGCTCGTTGACGACGAGCACACCCGGCGTTGCACCACGCACAGCCGACGCATCGAGGACGATGCCGTCCTCGGTTGCCGCGACGAGCTCATCGAGAATTTGAATCGGCATTAGCCCACCGTCACTTCCACGCTCGTCGAGCGTATGCGTTTATTGGAGGTGTAGAAGAAACACGAGACGCCCGCGACCTCGAGAACGCGCGGACCCGAGAACGCCCCAGTCTGAGGAAAGCCGTCAATCGTGAAGCGCGCCGCGCCCCACGCCGCGGGGTAGCCGATGTGGATGCGCTCGGCGTCAGGCGACAGTGCGACGGTGAAGCCGAGCGAGGGGTCTTCTACGCGCTGCACGAGCGTGAATGTACAGTCCCAGATCGATTCGCCCGTGGCGAAGTACACTGGGGCGTTTCCCTCGGGCGGGGCGGGGTACGTCATGTGACCCCCGACTCGAGCACCGTACGGTGCCAGACAATCCAGTTGCCGCCCACGAAGCGGAGGTCGATGGTCTCGATGCGTGTCGCGCCGCCGCTCGAAACAGGATCGCAAATCGCGGCCCCGCTCACATCATAGATGCTCACGGTCGCACCAGCCAACGCTGTGATCCGCAGCGACACTAGGTCACCGTCAAGAGCGCCGTCGTTCAGCAAGCGCACCGAGCACGTCGCGGCCTCTTCGGCAGAGACGGAAACAACGCGGGCGGTCGTGCTCGCGGTGCCAGCAATCGCGATCGTCTTCTGTTCGAGATCAGCCAACGCGAGAGAACCGACGCGCGGAACCCGACGGCCTGACGCGGCTTCAACCAGCACCGTCTCAGGGCGGACCGAAAACATCATGTCGTCGAGCAGGGAGGGGCTAGAATTCAGGGACATAAGCTACTCCCACGCGTGCAGCCTGCAGCCGAAGTCCCGCGACGGAGTTCGTCCCGTGCTCCCCGACAACGCGGATGCCGAAAATACGGGTGTGCGTATACGTAACCGGTTCGGCGAGCGTGAGCGAAAAAAGCGTCGGCTGTTCGTACATCGTTACGTTGAGCCCCGCCGGAGGCGCCGCGGCCTCAACGCCGTGATACGTAAGAGTGGTAGGGTCAAGCGTGTTCCGCGCGATGCTTACCAAAGTGATGTTCGGCAAAGCTTCGGGTAACGCCGCGTGGCCCGAGGCGCCGCGCAAAATGCAGGACAGCGACGTTATGCTTGTGCGCCCGTCGAGCTTGGGGATCGCATTAGCGACGGGCAAGAATAGCGCGTAACCCGTACCAAAGTCTGTCTGAATCCAGACGGGGGGCCCGAAGACCCCCCACGGCGCCCACCCCGCGGGTGGAGTGAAAGCATCCGCCAAGTTGACTTCACACAGCGTCGGCCCCCAGCCGGGGATCGAACCCTTGATGATGTCGTCCTGAGTCTCCCTTGTGGACATCTCCAACTCAGTGAGACTCTTGACCCAGGCGATGTTGTCGTATGCATCGCCGAGGCAGACGTTATACGAAGCCTCGTGCTGATCGTCATCACCGGAAAGCACGCGTGGCGCGCTGTGATACGTGGAGCCGTTGGGCGCGTAGGTTAGAGGCATTATTCTCCCCTCCAGTATAGCCGGTTGGTACCTCGGTTCACCCAGGACTCGTACCCCCCGGCGGGTGGCGTGAGGTTGTACCAAATGAGCACAGAGTCACATTTCGTATGCGGGGGCCGGAAGGCTTCGATGATCCGGCGTATCTCGTTGCTGTCCAGCGCGTCGCTCGCCGCATTGAGCCTCGCGGTCACGCTGCCGACGCTCACGCCAGGCTGCCGCACCTTCGCGCCAGTCTGCCGTACCTTGCGTGCCCATTTCGCGATACCCCAGGCGCTCGCCGGAATGAGCACCCAAAAGCGCGAGGTGTACTCGCTGTCGTGCGTGTCCCACGTCCAACCCCCGAACTGACCGCGGGAGATCGAACCGTCAGACGACGAAACAGCAACGTAGTGGCCCCCGGGGGAGACAATGAAAATGCTTACGTTCGTCGGTGAGAAAAACGCGGCGAGCTGTTCGGCGAGTGTGCGAAACGAGCCGGTGCGCTTCCCTGTGTCCCACCAGTTCTGCAGGCGCGCAGTAAAGTGATCGTCGGTCTCGTTGGGCCCGCGGATGAGCCCGCGTTCGTCGGCGGTCCGCGCGAGCCCGATCGTCGTCACATAGTTCAAGAAGCGCAGCTTGACCGCGAGCATCAACGCGTCCGCGAGAAAGTCGAGCATCAATGCTCCGACGTAGAGCACGCGGAAGAGGTTGATCCGCCGCAACCAATGCGGCGCGAGTTGCCACGCACGGTGACGATGGGTGAGAAGCATCATACGGGTACCGCCGAAATCACCCCCGGAACGGGGACCTGAGTCTCGCCGACGGAGACGTCTGCCGTCGGGTTCCAAACACGCACGAGACGTGGACGACCATAACCCGCGTCGACGAAGCCCTGAGAGAGCACGTCGCGGATGGTGTCACGCAACACTTTGCGCTCAGCCACTCCCGCGATCGTCACACCGCCGATCGGCATCTCCGTCGATGAAAGCCATGGCGTGAGCGCGGCGATTCCGATCCTAGTTTGCTCCGACGCGCTCACGTTCTCGCGATCGAAGTAAGCCCAGAACGAAACGCTGATTGGATAGTTCGTCGCCGTGCGCACGGTCAAGAGCACACCGCCAGGCAACGCATTTTCGAATATGTGTCGGTCGACGTCGGCAAGGTCTGCGTCGCTGAGCGCACCTGCAGGGGTTGCAACGGTGACCGTCGCTTCGCCAAAGTACGAGCTATGGCTGACGTTGACACGGTTCACGCCGATCAGGGACCCGTCGCTCGCCCGCGTCGCGGTGAGAGCAAACCATTTGTACGCGCCCCGCGCCCCATCCGGCGAGATGCTCTGCGGCTTCAGCATCGCCCGCGCAATCAGCGCGTCATCTGTCTCTTCATCGCGCCCGACGAATGCGACGGGGTTCGAAACCGAGACGCCCGGCATCGTCGTCACGAGCCTTTGGATCGTACCAACGCCCGCGTTCGACCCGCTCCCGCTTTCGTCGGCGAGAAACGGGACCGTGACGCTCCCCAACGGGGGGAGGGTGAACGCCACCGAGTTGCGGTACGTCTTACCCCCGGGGCCCGCCACGGTGACCGCGTACGCATCGCGAGGGAAGTTCCCGCCGAGCGTGTTCACGAGCGTGATGGTGCCCGCCGCCGCGGTTGCCGGAAAACGCTCCGTGCCGAAGACGTAGCGCGCGACGAGCGTCAACCACGGGCCTGAACTCAGCGTGAGAAATGCCGAGCGCGCGAGCGCGGCGATCGTGATCGAGAACGCCGAAGCGACGACCGCGAAGATCGCGATCATCAGACGCGCAACACCGCCGGGATTCCACGCGGTCGTGGACGCGCCGAGAAGCGCAAGCTTCTCGTACATCGCGGTTTTGATCTGCTTCGGCGTGAGTGGTGTGATCAACGCCTCGAGGGAAACGGGGCTCATGTTCCTCCAGCTGCGACAAGATCGCGGATCGGCAGAATACCGTCGAACGTCTCCCCGCTCTTCAACCGTGCAGTCACACGCACGTCAAAGTACGACGTGCCCGTCTGAACGAACTGCACGGTTGCGGTTTCGACACGCGGGTCTTTCATACACTCGGCAGCGGCCATGTCTTGCTTGGCCCGCATCGTCACACGATCAGCCTCGACGTGTAACGCGCCCGTGAGGTCGTAGCCGTAGTCGGGATCTTCTCCGACCGCGACGAGGAGCTCGGGGTCAGCGACGATCTTTCCGTGGGCCGTCGTGAGACGGCGGAAGAGTGCTTCGCCAACGACGCGAGGATCGTCACCGCGGAGCTCTAGCATCTCGGGTGTACCGTCGAGCATGCACGCAAGATCGCTACCCCATCCGAGGGCGTCGGGGTCGTTCGCAGGTGGCGTGCCGAGCGCGAGCCCAATCCCGTCTGGCTCGTAGCCTCCGGCGGTGTATTCAGCGACCACCTCGGCCGCGAGCGTGTCTATGTCCGCGAGAATGGTCACGGGAGAATTATAGTCCTGAGGGCATCAAAGACCGCGGGGTAGCGCGTCGCGAGGACGAGCGCCTGCAGGTGATCGCTCGGATGCCCGCCAGGGAGGCCCCCGGCCGTCTCCGACGCGACTTCCGCGCCGAAGGCGGCCGCGCTGCCGTCGTACTCGTAGGCCTCGACTCCGGCTGTCCCGAGGCCGAGCGCGGCCTGCAGGCGTGCAATCACGGCGAGCTGCGCTTGCAGAACTGCGATCGCATCGACGTTTGCGTTGGCTTTGAAGCCGGGCTTCTGCAAACTCATTTGCGCGTAGAGCTGACCGGCGGCCTTGATGCGCGCGTCGATCGACGGCAGCTGCACGGCGAGCTGTGCAGACACACGGAGATTCCCCGCGAGCTGCGCGCGAAGTTGCGTGATGACCCCCGCGAGGAGCGTGGCCATCGTCGGGAAGAGCAGGCCCACGGAGTAAGAGCCGAGATGCTTGATCACTCGATACCCCCGCGCGTAGAACCCGACGCGACGTAGCCGACGAGTGGATCGGCGCCCGTGAGAGGCGTTGGCGGAATCTTCGCCTCGGGGCTCTGGTCGAGCGCAGATCCAAAGGTCACGAGGTAACGTACGCCCGGAACAACGACGGGGTTACCAATCACGGCAGGCGTAGGAGCCGTGTAACCCCCCGCTTCGGGGCCCAATGAAAACATGATCGTGGTGCCCGTTCCGCCCGAGAGAACCATATCCGACATACGCGCAAGCGGCGAAGCTTTCTCAGGATCGCCCGCGGGGAAGTTAGCAACGTAGGGCAGCTCGGGGTCGCCCTCGTCGAATGCAACACGCACAATCTCTCCGCTGTTCAGGTGCGAAACCGCACCCGAGATGCCCGAGACTTTAGTCACAGGCAGTACGTCCGGCAGCCCAGAAACCGGACGTACCACCTGCAGAGACAATGTGCCGTCGTTCGTATCCGCATAGACGCGGTATCGATACGTACCGTAAAGGCGCTGGGCTTCGCGTTGCTCGAGTAACGCGGAGAGCGCCCGTCCAATGCGTGAGACCGTTCGATCGTCACCGCCGAGGTATGCCGTGATTCGGCACGACGCCTTATCGAGGTGCAACGAGAACTCGCGGATCGTCTGCGGCGATTCGAAGCGCTCGGTCAGCACGTGGCCAACCCAGAGCGCCGCCGGGTCGTCGCACGCAATCACCGCGGTGCGATGCAGCGGCGAATGCGATAGTACCTCGTACGTCTCAGGCGCAGGCGTGACCGGTTCGCGAAGGCCAACGTGCGTCGTGCCATCCGGCGCAACCCACCAATTCCGCGTACTGCCAACGAGGTGATCGAGCGTAGCGGACGCGGGCCCGGCACGCCGGACGAAGTGATCCGCGAGTGGCTCTCCGTCGAACGAAAGCGAGGCCGCAAAAGTCTCGCCCGTCTCCCGCGCAAGATCGTGGACGATCGTCATCCGATCGACACTCGGGTCGTCGTAATACGCGGCGGGCGGCAGAAGTTTGCCCCACTGCCCCGCGCCTGCGACGACGCGCAAGCTACGCTGCAGAACGAAGTCCCCTGCGGTGCGCTGGTCAACGGTGCCACGGAGCTTGCGCGTGCCCACCGTGAGCGTCACGTCACCCGTGAGCGGGGTGTCGTCGTCAAGCGCAAGGTCCGCGTACCACGGACCGTTCCACGGCACGAAGAGGTCGAGCTCTTTGACGCGGGCTTCGCCGATCGAGCAGAAGAATTCCGTCATCGCCCGGCCATCGCATTCCGCTGGCGTAGCGATGCCAGCTCGTCGGTGAGTCGCGCGATCTCTTTTTCGGATTCAGTCATCGGCGGTTTGCCGGCGGGTGCCTCAGGCTTCGCATACGCGGGCTTCGGCATCGGCAGGACCTGCTTGAACTTGATCGTGACGTGCCCGACCATCTGATCGTCGATCACCTCTTGCGGCTCTTCCAAGACCACGCACTGCGTGATTCCCAGGGGGAATAGCTGCGGGTGCCAGATCATGTGCGACTTCCCTGGCTCATAGCCACCGCTCGACTGACGCACGGGACCGCGACGCGGGACCGTGTGGATCATATCGCGGAACGTCTCCTGCCACGTCTTCCAATCGGCGGGCGTGACGAGCAGGAGCTCCGTCGAGAACTCGGCGAGCTCGCGGCCTGTGTAAATCAGGAACGCCGCGTCGATGCCGTAGCCCTGGCGCTCGTCCAGCTTTCGCCGAATCGCCGCGCCAGTGGGCTGCAAACAGATGCCCGGTGACGGCACGTCATCAAGAAGAAAATTCGTGACGGGTTGCTCGATCGGATTCCAATCGTAGGCCATCAGAGACGCCCTCCCGCCTGGATAACTGCGCCTTCGAGAATCGATGCAAGCATCGAGCGGAGCTCAGCAACCGGAATCACGACAGTGCCGGGCGCGTTCGCCGCGGCCTGCGGGATGTTGATCTCTTGGATTGTGACCTGCACCGGCGTAGGCGCGCGACGCGGCTCGGCCGATTCGCGCGACGAGAAGCCCGCGGAGAACATCGGGGCTGCAGTCGAACGATCGGGTTGCGCCTCGGGGATGGTCGCGAGGTCGCGCACGGACTTCCGGAATTCGGGAATGCCGGCGCGAACCCCGACGGCGGCGCCGCGCGGAAGCTGAATGCCAAAGCGCCCCCAAACCCGCGAGGGCGAGTGGATGTCCTGCTCGCGGCGGAAGGTCTCGTTCGCGTCCTTCGCGGCCTTCGTGACGGCGCTATTCAGGATCGGTTGAGCTTTCTGGATGCCTTCGACGATGCCCTCGATCATCGCGATTCCGTTGCTCGCCCCCGCAGACCGCCCCACAGCGAAGTCGGCCAAGTGCTGCTTGTAGTCGCTCCACGCGGCAGCGGCGCCCTTCACATCACCGCGCGACTTCGCCAGCATGAAAGACAGCAAGTCGAACGCGGGGCGCACACGCACCATGATCACGTCTGCAACCATGATCAGCGCTTGCGTACCTCGCAACGTCGCAACGGCAAAAGAGGCCATGCCATCGATGACCAGGTGCATGCTATCTGCTGCGAACTGAATCGCCTTAGCCTGCATCCGCGCGGAGCCAGCGAAGCCCTCCCACGCAATCGCGGCGCGAAGTGCCACGATCGTGATGTTGTCGACGAAGTTCTTGAACACTTCGCCGCCGCGTTCCGCGCCTGCGAAAAGCGGATTGAAGAGCGACTCGAAAATCTGCTTCCAGGCCTTGAACTGCACGGTGCCCTGATCGAAGATGACCAAGACTTTCTGCAGCCCGCGCAAAAGCGGCTCGACTTTGATGCCGCGGAACATCGCGTTCAGCCCCTCGCGGGCTTTCGCGAACTGCACAGGCAACGAAAGCATTTGCTTCTGTACGATGCTGCCAAAGCGGTTCTTCAGGTTGTCGGCCATCCCCTTGACGGACTGGCCCCACATCGCGGCGGACACGACCTGATTCTTCGCGACTTCGCCGAACTCATCACCCGCGGCGGACGCGGCCATAGACACGCCCATCAGTGCGTCCTTCAGGGCCTGCCCGCGCAGCCGCGACCGGTAGAGGGCCTCCGCGTAAGCGTGCACCTTGTCGCGGCCGAGCGTGACCGACGACGACACTTCATCAATTGCGGCCTGCACATCGTCAGCCTTGCCGGCCTTGATCTGCCCCCACCAACCAACCCAAGCCTTCGTCATACCCTGCAGTGCAAGGTTCTCAGAACGGTATGCGTCGGCGGCCGTGGCGGCCATCTTGGCCATCGTGACCGTTGCCTTGATGGCGATGGCGTCGAGGGCAACGATCGCAGCAACTGCCGCGAGCGCCGCACCCGCAACGCCGGCTTTGCTAAGCCTCACGGTGAGCGACCCAACACGCGCGGACAGGGACGCGACGGGACCCCCGGCGGCTTGCAGACCCTCGGCGAAACTCGTCGTTGACGTGGCCGCGGCTTTCATCGACGCGGCAGACTTGACGGTCTGCGTTGACAGATCCCCGAGACCGCCGCGCATTCCGATCAGCTTGCTCTGAGTCTCGCCGATCGATTTCCGCGTCGCGTCGATACGCGCCTTCAGCACCTTGGCTTGCTCGGAGTTCTCGAGCCCCCCGACTTTCAGATTGCGGTACGCCGCGCGCATCCGCCCGAGAGCGGCAGAGTTCTTGTCGACGCTTGCGCGAAGCTTCTCCACCTCTTCACGCGCGGAAGTAGTTTCCGGCGTGCCCTCGACGGCGAGGTCTACGGTGAACTTTGCGGTTGCGTCGTCAGCCATCTGTCCTCGGAGCACGCAGCGCGCGGAAGGTCTCGGCTAGGATCTGCGCGCCGACAATACGGCGCGCTTCGTCATCTTCTGTCGGGTTCTCGGGCGGAGAGATCAGGTCGAGCAAACACAGTGCTTCGAAGTCCGGGTTCGCTTGCACGCGAGCCCGGACGCTCGCTATTTTCCCGTCTCGCGGGACACCTCGTAAAGTCGTTGCGCGAGTTCACACGCAGTAGTCTTGAGCGCGGGCTCACGCTCCCAGAGTGCCTCTTGCTCGCCCTTCGGGGGATACACGACAGTCCCATCAGCAAGCAAGGCGTCGACGTCCTTCGGCCCGATCGCGCCATTTGTGCACATGAACTGAAACTTCTCGTACTTGAGCGCGCGGGGTCGCGTTACGACAACCATGTCGCCAAAACGGCCGTAGGCCACGGCGAGGTCGACGCCGAGCGTCTTCCCCGTCTCGTCCTCAATATCGCAGAGGCGCGCTTCGTTCTCGAGGCGCCGCAATGCCGCGGTATCCTCGGATGACTTGATCTTCGCCGCGCGGCGTTCGGCGCCTGCGGCGATCTTGGCCTTGAGTTCTTCTGGGCTGGGCTGGCTCATCGTTACTCCTCACTCGAATCGAACAGCGTACCGCCGTTCGTGTAGAACCGCAGACACGTGAATTCTTGCTCGCGCAAAAGACCTTCGGCGGTCTCTTCCCATGACGCGTCGTTGCTCGTGATGAAAACATCGTGCCAAACGTATTCCGAGAACGCGCCTGGGTTGTCGACCTGCAAAATCCAATGCTGCCTTACCTCACCGAAGGAGCGCCCATCGGGCGCGGCCTTCTTGAGGAACTCGAGATACGCCTCGTAGGGCGCGCGTGAATCAGCATCGGAGGCGTGCGCATGCCACGTAATCTTGGGACTCGGAGGCGTGTACTTGCCCTTCGGCAAAGCCATGGGCGCCTGCGATCGATTCTGCCCGTAGATGTGCGGGCGCTCGCGCTTCTCGGCGCCCAACGCGATCGACTTGAACCCATAGAAACGCGACTGCGCGTTGATGTCCGGAAGGGTGACAATCCACTTCAGATCGCCCCACGAAAACGCGTGCTTGTTGATGTAAACGACGTCACTCATGGCGACTCACCTCAGCGAGGGTTGGCGATCGAAACGACGATCTGATCCGTGTAGTTGATCATCTTGGGGTAGATCTTCGGCTGCACCTGACCGCTCACTGTGAGCGTAGGCGGTGAGACCCCCAGTAACTGATCGGTGCGCGAGACCGTGACGAGCTGCGCGGAGATGTAGCCGGGGTTCTTGAGCGTATCTTCCTCCGCGTCGTTGACGCCGCGCTCGAGACGCTTGGCGTCACTCTCGAGGATACGGCCATCGCGGCCTGCAAAAAGATCATTGCTCAGCACCTTCCGGAAGAAGTTCTTCGCGACCCGCGTGTGAAGGTTCAAAACCCACCGGTGTGGGAACATTTCGACGTTCGTTCCCGCAGGCGAGAAGATTCGCGGGTTCGTGACGTAGACACCCTCGGGCTGGGACCGAAGCGTCGCGTATCCCATATCGTCGAGTCCGGGCGAGATACTCTCATCGTGACAATCGGGGTTCCCGTTGTCGTCGGAGAGTTGACACCCGAGACCGGGACGATCCGTGCGAGCGATATCGATCTGCGGAGTAACGCTCGCCTGCTCGATACCACCGAGCAGAGCGGCGGGGCGCTTGTGCAAGAACCCGGTGATTGCGCTCGTAGTGCGACAGTCCCCCGCGAAGACCATTCCGTAGTAACATGACCGCGCGGCAGTCGCAACCGTCTGGCAATAGCTGCGGTATTCGGTCTCCGTCTCACCGGCGAGAGGCATCCGGACGCTCGCGATCCAGGCCTTCTCCCCGTTCGGTGTGGCAGCATAGTTCGCGGCGAAGATAGCGTCGATCGCGAGGCACATCGAGGCGTCGACGGGGCCCGCGATAAGAGCAATCTCCCACGGGGCAGTGCTCTTGAACAGTGCTTCGAGAGCCGTCGTAATCGATCCGACGTTGAAGTTGGGTGCGTAGGTACGGCAGCGCAGCACGGCGCCCGTCGCGATCGTCTGCCCCGCAGTGCCGAGAGTCAGTGAGGCGCCGCCGGTACTGGGGAACACGACAGCGAGCGACGTCCCGAGATTCTGCGGCAGACCCCAATCGCTCGCGGTTCGACCATTTGCGAGCGAGGTGCGGTACGAAATCCCCGAGGTGCCGAGCGTGCCGCCTTGGAGGAACTCGATCACCAGCTCGTAGTCGTCGTCGGGATACGTCCCGGCGGTGGCACTTGCGACAGCGTTCGAAGTTCCGCCAGGGTACGCCGAAGTGTCGAGGTCGTCGTACGTGCCCGCGGCAAGAACGCTCGCGGTCACCTGGATCAACTCGCCCGCAACCAGCGTGCCGGCGGCGAACTCGAGGGTAAGATTCCCGCTCCCCAGCGTGACCACGATCGAGTTTGCCGTGCCGAGCGAAGTCGTTACGCCAAACGTTTTCCCGCCGTCCGTCGTGACTCGATACGTGATACCAGCAGACCCGATCGTGCCGCCAGTGTAGACGAGCACGCCAACGAGAGCGTTGACCGTCGTCGCGGACGAACCGCCCACGGTAACCGCGGACGTGCCATGCCCCGTCGTGCGGGACACCGCGCTAAAAGCGCTCGCGGCAGTCGAAGCCGCACGCACCGCAAGCACCGGAAGGCGCTTCGTGCGAACGGCCTTCGCGCACCACTGCGGCAGCGGGCCGCCGCCGAACGTCGTGATTGCCTGCGAAGGTTGCGTGATTGGTACGGGCACCAAGGGGCCCGCGGAAGAGGGGCCGACGATCGCGACGTTACTTCCTGATAGAGAGAACGCGGCGTTGCTCGTGTAGATTGCGGTTGCGGTAACTGCGGGTAGCATCAAGCCTCCGAGTGCTCGGTACGATTACCGAGCGAGTCCGAAATGTCTGCATTGGCGGGAGCAACGTCCACGTATTCGAAATCGTCGTCTAACGCGTCTAGTATAGGCTGCTCGATTACACCGGGCACGAGATACTCCCGTCCCAGATTACCGACTGACGTTGCCTTCAAAAGCTGCGGATTACGCATAATGACCGGCGAGCCCGCTTGCCCGACGTCAGTTGAATAGACGCGGATCTGACGCAGCACCTCGTGCAGCACGCGAAACGCCGCATGGTCGTGATCAACATCAACGCTCTTTTCCCGCAGAGCCCGGCCGTAAACGTACACGTGAAACTGATGCATCAGCGTCTGGAGCGGGCGCGCCGGCTGCGGCCAATGTTTGGGGTTCTCGAGGGGCCCGACATCTCCGTTCGGCGCGCCTGGCACGAACACGACGCGACCGAGCGCGCCAGTGTCGAGATTCGACGGCGGGCGTCCTCGTCCCCAAACGACTGGGACAAGCACGCGACCACTCGCGGTGAACGACGACTCAATCACGGGTTTGACCGTGTTGAACAGATGTTCGAGCGCGAAAACGACAGCCACTACTTGCTCCCAAATATTTCGTGGAAGCGCTTTTCGAGCACTTCACGCGTGACAGTTTTGAAAGGCCCCGGGAGACTCTTCCACGGAATGATCGGGCGCCGGAATCCGCCGAGGTTCGAGGACCCGCCACGATAGCCGCGGGCGCTCCCGACGTGGTGCCGCACTTCAACGCCGCTCAGTTCGAGAACAATCGTCGTGCCCTGCACGCGCACCGATACGGCCTTATCCGCTTCCTCGAGCACGACGGCGCTTGAATCGCCGGGCTTCCACGGATGACCGTACGGGTCGACCTGAGCGCGCACGTTCGCACGCACCTTCGCCTTGTACGCTTTCGCGACGTCAGGCGCCGCATCCTCGGTGAGTCCTTCGACGGCGCGCAGCCGATCGAGGAACGCGTCGAGCTCGGCGTAAGCCGCGTAGTTGTCAACCATAGCGCCTGTTACGCGCAACAGCGTCCATTTGCTTGTGTTTCCAAGTAAACGGAGACTGTTCCGAGTAGCAAGAGGTAGCGGGCTCCGTTGCTTGCACGGCAGTCGAGCCCTGCTGTAGCGGAAGAATGAACAGCCCGCGAACGGGATCCGCGGCTTCCGCGATCTGCGAATCCGCGAGCGTAGCAGCCGCGGCGATCGCGGCTTGCTGCTCATCAGACGGACGTGTCCCATGCGCTGCGTAGGCGCGCGGCGTGAGCAAATCGGCAACCCAAAGTTTTACGACTTCGGGGTACGGCGCACGAAACGGCACGTCCCCGCGCTTGATCAATCTCGCGTCAATCCCGTTCGAAAGCGCTTCACTGACTCGCATGAGCCAGCCCGGGCGCTTCAACTCGAGTTCCTCGGCCTGCGCCTCATCGAAGGGCGATCGGTCACAAAACTCTTGGATTGACGCGAGATAGTTCGCCACGCTTAGGACCTCGGTGCTTGCTGCTTGTACATGAATTGCGGTTGCGAAACACCCACGAACATGCGCATCTGACCGACGGCGGCCACTTCGTTCGAGATCGCCAGCTCGAAGTTCACGCCACCTTCGCCGGCGGTGGCCGCGTAGAACTTCGTTTGCCAGGGCTCATAGATACCGATATTGAGGCACCCGAGCTCGGACGACGCGAGGTTCTCTTCGCAGACGAGGTACCAATCGTACTCTTCGTTCGTACCGATGCCTGCGAACTCGTCGAGGATGATCGGCTCCGAAAGGCCGAGCTTCGTGATGACACCCTTGATCTCCTGAGCGCCTCCACCCGTGCCGGAGCTTTGCGCGGAGATGAACTGCGCGTTCAAGATCGTCACGAGCGCCTTGCGAAGCTTCGGACCTGCGATGATGCCGGAGGGCTTCAGATATCGCGGCGTCTTGCCATCTGCCATCTTGATGGCGGAGAGCGCGACGATCGTGTCCCACAGGTTGTTGTACCCATCCTCGATCGACACCGACGAGCCCGCATCGTATTCCCACTCGCCCGTGGTCGAGTTCTTCTTGAACGGGCCCGCGATCGGCTTGAATCCGATGTTGTTCGCGCCACCCGCACCGGAGCCCGGTGCACCGAGAAACAGATTGCAGTAGGTGCCGAGGCTGGTGCGACGGAAGTTGTACGGATGATCCGCGGCGAAAAGTGCCTTACCGTCGAAGCACTTCAGGGCAAACGAGTTGCCGTTGTCCGTCGTCATCGTCGTGCCCGTGCCGGCACGCAACGCGGTGATCACGAGATGCTGCGGTTGGTATGCAGCGCGGGCGGTAACCTGCTTCGTCCACTGCGTAAGCAGCTGGATGCCTTCGCCGCCAACGTTGCCGTTCGCGTCCAAGTCCTTGAACTTGAACTCACTCTCACGCCAACCACTCTTGAAAACGTGATTGGTGAAGCTCTGCTCGCCGAAGGCCTGATCCTCGAAGCGAACAGATCCGCCGTCCTGCCCGTAATCGCGAATGACCGCGCCTTCGAGCATTTGCAAATACTTCTGCGTAAGAGTGGTGCTCGGAAGCACCTTCGTGAACTTCTGATATTGAAGATTCTGCGCAATGCGAACGTACTCGTTCACCTCGGTGAAACGCACGGTCGTGCGCAGATTCGTGACAAGCTCTAGATCTAGCATGGGGCTCCTTAGCTCAGCAACGCGCCGAGTTCTGCGCTCACCGGTTTGATTCCAACGCCGTCCGTCGCGTGCACGTCATAGACGATCCCCGCGATCGGGTAGTTCAAGCCCGACCCGTTGTTTGCGCTCTTCGTGACCGTATTCGGCCCCGAAAAGTAGACCTTCTTTTGGAAATCCGTCGCAAGAACGACGGCACCCGAATCGGTCGCGTTGGCGTAGTACTCGAGATCGGCTTTATCGAAAAGCTCGATCTGCACGACGGTATCGCCCGCGGTCTGATCGAAATCCTCGATCGCGGTGCCGAGCGAATGCATTGTAGTGACCGCGCCAACCTGGTCCGCGGTGTGAGTTCCGGGGATCGAGCCAACGGCGTCCCCATACGAGCCAGATGCGCCCGTCGCGAGGGGCACCGTGATCTTACGGCAGGCTTGCCGAATGCGCCATTTAGCCATGAACTACTTGCCCTCCTTGACGGCCTTGATCTGCGCCTGCAGCTTGCCGTATGCCTCGTTCGCTTGCTCCGGCGAGATAGCGCCGAGCTGGATTCCTTCGACGCTCGTATCGACCGCCTGTGCGCTGCCGAGTCCGGCGGCGCGCAGCATGTACGGCGGCAGCGCGGGCGCGGTGGCCTTCGCTACCGGAGTTTCGGCCGCGGTTCCGCGTGCGGCGGTTCCGGCGAGAGCCGCGGCGGGAGTCGCCTGCACGACGGCGCTACGCTTGATCGCCTTCGCGGCGAGCGCTTGCGTTCGCGCGTTGCTCTCGAAAATCCGAGCAGAGCGAGAGTGATCGTTGGCCTTTGCACGAAGACGATCGGCCTCGGCCAACTTGGCGTCGGCGCGCTTGGCGCAATCCTTGGCGCCCGTGCGAAGGATCGCGCGAGCCTCGGTCTCAGCCTTCGCCGCAGCAGCGCGGCAAGCCTTCGCCGCAGAAGCTTCGGCCTTTGCCTGTTCCTCGTCGCTCTTGTCCTCGGCGGACGTATCGTCGGAGTCGTCCGCGGCGTCGGTGCCGGGCTCGTCGTCAGCCGCGGAAGCTTCGTCGCCATCGGGCTCCTTGTGCTCCGGCTCTTCTTCACCTTCAACTTTCGCGTCCGAAGCGTCGAGCATTTTGCGTGCGGCGCGGCCTTCGTCGGAGTCGTCCGAAGCAAGCTCGCCCAGCATTTTGCGGGCTTCCTCGAGCGATGCTTTCTTCGCGCTCGTGGTTGCCTGGTTGTTTGCAATCCCTGGCATGTTGTTGTCGTCTTTCTTGGTTGCTTCCGCGGCCATCGCTCGGCCCGAAAAGTCATCTGCTATTGCGTCAGCAAGCCCCAAATCGATTGCCTGCTGACCGTGGAAAACCGCGGCCTGCCACGAGCTAATTGTGGCTACCGGTATTGTAGTCCGCTCCGAAACCCAGCCCCAGAAAATCTCCGCGTCTCGGTCAACGGCCTCCTGGATAGCCGCGACCGTCTCGTCAGAGATCGAAGCAAGCGGATGCCCGTCAGCTTTGCGTGCGCCGGACGTAATCAAGCGAACATCCACGCCGCTTCGTGCGGCTTGCTCTGCGAAACTTTGGACTTCGGCAATCACGCCGATCGAGCCAAAACGCGCTTCGGGTGGCAGAACGATTCGGTCACAGGCCATCGCGAGCGCCAACGCTGCCGAGCACGTCTGGCCATCGACGTACCAGATCATGGGCTTCCCGGATTCGTCCGCGATCCGCCTCATGATCCGCGCCGACGAGAAGCACCCGCCAACTTCGCCGCCCGGAGAATCCCCCGTGATGTACACGACCCGCACCTCAGGATCCGCGTGGGCCGCGCGGACGCGTTCGACGATCTCGTCGTACGACTCGAAATACCAATCGGGGTGGTGACTTAGCGGACCGCGGATGGTGATCGTCGCCACGCCGTCAGCACAGTGGTATTGCTTTTCCGCGGGGGCTGCGTAATCCCATTCGACGCTTGCGTGCGTCGGATCAATCGCCAGCGTGCCGCGTCGTGTGAACTTCATGCTGCAAGCGCCTCCGGCGCGGATGCTTTTCTAACAAGCTCGTCAATGGTCATCGAACCGCGGTCGTCGCCAATCGGGGGCAAGCCCTGCGAAACGCGGGCCTCATCGACCGTCACGACCTTAGCGATATCTGTCGGCGCAAGCGCAAGCTTCGCGGTCGGCGTGTTGCCTGCAGGCTTGCGCTTCACGTCAATATCATACTTCGAGAACACGGCGGCCGCGTCCACGGTGAGCCCGTGCTTCGCTGCAGCGTCCTCGAGGGCCGCGAGGCCCGCGCCGAGCGCTGTATAGATCGAAGCCTCCGCCGTCAGATCACTCGGACGCTTGACGTCGTACGTGTAACACGGGGATTCCTCGAACGCGCCGGGGTCCGTCAGATACGTATAGTACGGCAGGACCTGCGTCGAGATCGTATGCGCGAGGGGAGTCGCGGACTCTTGGATCAGATCGTAGCGAATCGACGCATAGAGATCTTCGCTCGAGAAACCGGTGCCGCCCGTGATTGACACGAGCTGACCGGCGAGCGCGATCATGAAGTCTTCATTTGCCTCTTTGATCGAGGTGTCGAAACCTTCCCAGCCGCGACCATTGCTCTCGAGTAACTTGACGTCCCAGCCTTCGGGGGCGTTGAAGACGCTGTTGATACCCCAGCTGCCGATCTGCTGCAACCACTGCGCGCGACCCTCTTTCGTTGCCGAGCGCGGAGAAACGGCGACGCGCGCCGCGTTCGCCAGGTGGAAAGCCCAATTGCTCTTGAGATGCTGCAGCGAATCCTTACGCACCCACGAGCGTCCGATCGCGTGCCAGTTGCCGTCTTGCCAGGGCGCGATCCGCGGCCCCGCGAAATTGATCACCCAACGCCCATCCCCGGGCGTCACGGGGATAAGGCCGGCGTTCGAGCGGAAGCACCACTGATTATATTGCCACAGATAGACGAAGTGCTCGGGGTCTTTACGTTCGAGCACCGGATACGGACGGCCTTGCACGGGCACGAGCTCGGCGAACGCGACCTTCAGAAAGTCCGCGTCGTCCGCCATCTTGCGGAGCTCCGTGGGCGGGCACATCAAATCGAAAACCGACACGCCGCGATCCGTGCGCGTCAGGGACTCGACGACCGCCTCGTTGCCCGTCCAGCGCTTCGGCAGACGCGTAATCCCGCCGCTCTTCGTTGCGAGCAGGCCAGAGATCACGGGGTCACGTCGCATCGCACGGCAAAGCTTCGCGGCCATCGAGAGGTCCCCAAGATCCGCGAGGCGCGATGCCTGGTCGACTTCCTCGAGGAACCACTCGAGCTTCGTCGTGGGGAGCGGCGTGAGGTTACCGCCGAGCGCCTCGCGAATCGACGTGACGAGACGCGAGTCAACGGACACCCCCGGGACTTTGGCAATCCCGTCGTAGATGCTCCGTGACAACAGAGCCGCGGCGCGGTCAAGAAAACTCACGCCTGGGTTATAGCCTATAACCGAAGCATGAGTTCATCGAAGCCGACGCCGCGGCCGAAACCACCGGAGAAACCGAAGGCGCAGCAACCAACGCCGCGCCCTCAGATGGTAGTGCACCAGGTCAAGACTTTCGCCTGACCATCTCCCGAAGGCGTTCTGCGACTGCAGCTTCGCCGTGCACCGCCACGGCATAGTCGAGCTGTTCACGTAGCGCCCGCGTGGCCGCGTCATCCTCGAGACGCGTCTGATTCCACGCGCGTGTTCCGGCGGCCCACCCCGCCATGTAGTCGCTACGGCTGGGCACCTTTATCTGCGGGGGTGGGAGCGGGACCCGTAAAAGCTTCCGCAACAATCTGCGGATCACTGCAGCACCTCCCCAGCGAGCGCGATCATGAAGTCTTCATTTGCCTCTTTGATCGAGGTGTCGAAACCTTCCCAGCCGCGACCATTGCTCTCGAGTAACTTGACGTCCCAGCCTTCGGGGGCGTTGAAGACGCTGTTGATACCCCAGCTGCCGATCTGCTGCAACCACTGCGCGCGACCCTCTTTCGTTGCCGAGCGCGGAGAAACGGCGACGCGCGCCGCGTTCGCCAGGTGGAAAGCCCAATTGCTCTTGAGATGCTGCAGCGAATCCTTACGCACCTCCCCAGCGAGCGCGCGAAGGAGCGTATCCGAGTCACCCCAGGTGTACATTTGCGACGCGTCGAAACGCTCGCGCATCACTGGCAGATCCGGTACCACAACGCGGGACACGGCAAGCGCGCACTCTGAGGCAACAATCCCGTAAGACTCCGTGCGAGCAACGGCGGGCACTGCAACGTCAACACTAGCCAGATAGCCCCCAAGCTCCTCCGGTCGATAGGCACCTCGAAACGCAACATGCTCGAGCCCCGACACGTCGCACTCAGGATCCACGGGCCCTATGACAGACCAACGATATTGGTGCGGTTCCTTCCGCGCGGCATCAGCAAACGCCTGCCACCCCTTGCTATCCGTTGCGCCTCCGACGAAGGCAACACGTGGGCGCCCGTCGGACAGCGCACGTTGAGGCCGCCGTGGGCGCTGATGCGCTGGAGCGACAATCTCGCAATGAGCTAACGGAACGCCCATGGCGCGAGCGTGTGCCACAGACGGGGCCTCCAGCTGTGGGGCTTGTGCTCTCAGCAGCGAGAACCGCCACCCATGCGATGCCAGGGCATTGGCGATATTGGTGTCATGCACGGGCCGCTTGAACACGGCGGCGGACTTCACGCACTCCACGCACTCCCTTCGCTGCTCACATCCGCTATACGAGCACGCACCGCCGCGGAGCAACATCGGACATTTTTGGTAGACGTCGTGTAACGCAACCACGACACGGGCAAACGAACTAGACGCAACACTAAGCATGCGCTCTTCGGCACCCGCCCAACCAGCGAAGTGCTCGAATCGAATCGTATCGCCGTAAGAGATCCCAAGGCCTCGCAGCACCCGGTTGAACCAACGGGCGATGCGCTTGCCGGCGGGAACATCCGAAGCTGAGAATGCGTGGCCGCCGACGGTCATCGACGCGCCGACGAGCTCGGGGCTCGCCGTGACCCGCAACACGCCATCGGCATCCCATTCGCATGCGCCCTCCGCCAGATGGGGATACCGGGGGTATATGACGACGTGCAAGTTGCTGGGGTCGCGCAACGCGGCAACGCGGATCGAATTCTCCACACCTCCGGGCGTGCCATAGTTATGCGCAACGTGCACGACGATCGAACGATCGAGCTCGGGCTCGTCACGCAGCTGCAACGCGAGCATCAGACGCACACGCAGTCGCGTCAAGGGCGCGCCGAGGTACCACTCCCTCACGCAATCCGCGTAGTGCGGGTAACGCTCGTCAACAATACGGATCGCGTTACGCCGAAGCTCGTCGCGCTCTGGCGAATCCCCAAACGACGCTTGGCCCTTGTGCCACACGAAAAGGTCGTCGGCGAGACGGCAGGTAAAGCCCAGGGCGTTTGCACGCATGCACCAATCGACTTCCTCACCGTAACCTTTGCCGAACGCCGCGTCGAACTCACCGACGGCGGCTAGAGCCTCGTGCGTGAGAAGCATGCAAAAGCCCATCACGGTGGGGATACACGGGTGTTCACTCTCGGAACATTCCTCGACGTAGTGATCCATCTGATCCGTGCTACACCACGCTGGAAGGTTGTTCGAGCCCGGATTCGGCACCGAGTAGATCGTGGCATAGTTCGACACGGGGCACACGGCGGCCACGTGGCAGTAACCCGTCTCCTCGTCGACGCTCACATCCGGGATTGCGCCATAGAGACGCTCAACCCACCGCGGAGGTACCTCGGTGTCCGAGTTGAGTATGATCGCGTCGTCATCGTCATCCTGAAAGTCACATAGCGCTTCGTTGACGGTAGCACCAAACCCGCGGTTTACCTCGCTGCGGATGTAGAACCAATTCGTGTGCGTGCTGCAAAACTCGCGCAAGTATTCTGAGAGGCCGCGTTCAGTGCTGGCGTCGTCGGCGATGATGACCGCGGCTTCGCTCGGATCGGTGTTACGTGCGACGCTCGCGATGCACTTCCTAACAAGATCGCCTTGGTTGAATACGGGGATAATGACGATGCAGTTACGTGTTTTCATGGGTCCTTAGATCAGCCGGCCCTGCCGGATAGCTTGCAGATAATTTCGGAACGCGCTTCGGTCGTCGATGGGGGTAAACGTCTGAGCTTGCTCCTCGTCAACAATCGCGTTCGGCGCGCGGGGCTCCGGCACATCCAAAGCGTCGCGCATAAATGCAGCATACGCGAACACACGCAAAGCGTCAAGCGTGTCCGGCGATCGGTGGATGATCTTGCGGTACCCGTTCGGGCCGTCCTTGCGCGTCGCCGAAAACACTTCTAGTTCCCGTTCATTACGCACACGCCGAACGGGATACCACTTCGTGATCTGCATCTCCTGCTCGAGCTCGTGGTCCGTCGGGAACACGCCGCCGTGACGAAGCCACCGCGCTAAATGTACATGAGCTTCGTCACCCGTCAGGTCGTAATCGTAAAGCTTCGTCGCGACCTGACCAAAATACACGGGCACGATCTCGAACGGTTGCTTCTCGTGCTCAGGCACGCGTCGACTGTCTTGGTAGTCCGCTGCGCGCTTGATGATCGCCGCGCCGGGGCCATCCGCATCAATCGCGAAGATGACGCGTTCGCCGGGGTGCGAACGCAGACGACCGGCAATCTCGAGGAAGATCTCGAGGCAGTCATCGTCGTTCCAGCCGCGGCCTTTTTTGAACTCGATCACTTTCTTCCCGCGCGTTGCGGCGAATACGTGTTTGTCCCCAGCGCCTTCGGGGCGCGCCGGATCAAGCGAAATGATCAGCGTGCCTTCCGCGGGCGTTTCCGCGTAAATCGAGGGCTCTTGCGCGCGTATGATATCCCCCATCTGATACGTAGACTGCTCGTCCTTCGTCGGATACAAGCCGCGCACGCGGACCATATAGAACGGACTGTCGACACCGCGCTCGTCTTGGTCGCGCACGCGCGCGATGTGCCCCGCATCCGCCAACCCCTCGATGCCTGTCTTGGCTGCTTCCTCCGACGAGATGTGGATCACGTTGAAGTTCCGCCGCACGCGGTCGACCATCACCGCGTCATACATTGGCCCGTCTTGCCCTATCGGGTTGCCGACGCCGAGGAATCGCGAACCCTTCGAGCTCGTGTTTGAGATCCACCCATCATACAGCTCTTGTGACATACCGGAGAATTCGTCGATGATCACGAGTAAGTGCGCACCCGAATATCCACCGACGCCCGTCGCCTCGCGTGCGGTCGCGCCGCGAATGAATCGCGATCCGTCGGGTGACGTGAGGCCGCCCAAGCTCGTCTCTTTCGGCGTGCCATCGATCACCTGCGAGTGTGGGCATGGTCGCGTCGTCACGCCTGCACGCTTGCAATCGAGGCAAATCCCCGACTCGCGCCACGCTTGCTTGATCTCGAACCAATCTTGATCTTCGAGCTGCTTGCCTGTGAAGTTCGCGAGCATCACGTGGCCATCGGGGTAGCAGCAGTACCACCAGAGGCAGAGCCACGCGATCAATCGGGTCTTGCCGATCTTGTGCCCCGTGTGTACGACCGTCCACTTGTGATCGCGCACGCTCTCGGCAATCACCGTCTGGCCCATCCTCGTGGGGACTTGCGTCTCCCAATGCGGCGCGATGATCTCCCAGGGGTCCCCGCCGCACACGCGACGGATGAACCCCACGGGGTCCTGCTGGTACTGGACACAAGGGAACACGAGGTCTCGTACGCGATCGATGGCGTCGGCGAGGTCCGCCGCGAGCGCGCCAGGTAACGCGCGCAATGCAGTGACGCAGCGCGCCCGCGTCGCAGCGTCACCCTTGAGCGCGGCAACGATCGAGATCTTGGAAAACTCCCACGCGCGCCCGCGCAACAACTTGTCCAGGGGGGCCTGCCGCGTCATCTTCGCGAGCGACCGCCGGAGGGACTGCCGCAGATGCGAATGGGCCAAAGCCAGCTTGCTTTGGTCGTCATCGACGATCTGTGCCTCGCGACGCGTCGAGCCCGCGATAATCTCCTCGATGTCGACACGCACGTCGTGGATGCGTTGCGCAGCGCCCTCCGTCGGCGGCGGGAGGAGCGTGTCCCCAAGGCCTGCACGCGGCGCGGTCTCGAGCAACACGCGACGGACCTCCTGATACTCGGGGCGGAGCAAAAGCCAATCGGCCTCGGTCAACTCGGCGAAAGCCGCTTCGGCAACCGCGACCAAATCAATGGCGTCCTTGCGCTGCACATTTATCCAAGTGCGTTCGTCCTCGAGGTTCGTCGCGGGGGCGGCGGGTGCCACCGCGGGCGTGCTCATTTTCGGCGCGGCAGCTATTTGTACACGCTTAGCCTGTGTGTCCGTGAGCGGATACACACTTAGCAACTTCTCGCGGAAGCCCTGCGACAGGGGTTTCTTGCCCGACTTGACTTGAGAGACCATCGGCTGCGAGACGCCGATCGCCCCCGCGACCGCGGGCTGTCCGTGTCGATCGATGAGCCCCCGCAGATGCTCCAGGATTACTGACTGGTCGGCTGGCATATAACCTGCCGAGATTATAGTGTGACCACCGGGCCGGGTATAACCGCGGGGATTTTCTAGCGGTTCTCGCGCTCGCAGATGGG